CAAAACAATCGAAGCATTCAAACATCAAGCACTGCCAATTTATGGCATTGTGTGGCATCCAGAGAGAATGGATGTACCAGTCCTACCAGAAGAAGTTGCAATTCTTTTAAAATAATTGTTGACTTTCATCAAATAGTACTGTATAATAGGTGCTGTAGTGATGAAAAACTCCTATATAAATAATAACCCTACGAAATGTAAGGTTGTTAAAAGTAAGTTTGACTTTAATCCGAAAGAAGAATATAATTCTACCATGAACTCGAAAATGATATCCTCGTTAAGCAGAAAGCATCTACCGCTAGTTAATAGTGGTTGGACATGCTCACGCCCACAGTATACATTTGCGATTGAGTTGGACAGTGGGGTTTTTGGAAAGTAAAGTAAACAGACAAAGTTTATTTCCCAAAACCCTCTACCTGAAAAGTTAGAGGGTTTTTTGTTTTAGGGGTTGACGATAGTGTCAACATGAGATAAGATCTCGCCCTGTTCTTTAAAAATTTGCGTACCAAATGTTCCCGAGTGGTGTAGTGGTAGCACAGCAGACTTTGACTCTGCTAGTATAAGTTCGATTCTTATTTCGGGTGCCAAACAAAAACACATTGATCATCTAATTGGTCAGGATGGTGTTCGTAAGGCATTAAATGTAGGTTCGAATCCTACTCAATGTGTTTTTGTTTGGTAAGTTTTTGGGGGTATAACTTAGTGGTAAAGTAGTAGGCTTTTAACCTATTAACCAGAGTTCAATTCTCTGTGCCCCTACCAATTATGGTGTCGTTAGTTTAGTGGTAAAACTACGGGTTGTGATTCCGTCATCATGAGTTCAATTCTCATACGATACCCCAATTTTTATGCCGAGATAGCTCAGTTGGTAGAGCACTTGTTTGAAGCACAAGGTGTGGGCGGTTCGATCCCGTCTCTCGGTACCAGTTATTCCCGATTAGCTCAGAGGTAGAGCAATCGCTTGATAAGCGATAGGCGAGTGGATCGTTACCACTATCGGGAACCAAGTTTCGCCCTATTAGTATAATGGCATTACACCTGTTTTGTAATCAGGTTACGGCAGTTCGATTCTGTCATGGGGCACCAAGTTTTTACTCCGATTGGTGAAATGGTATCACTCATGGTTTGGGACCATGGAGCGCAAGTTCGATTCTTGCATCGGAGACCAAAGTTTTGCATCGTTAGCTCAGTGGTAGAGCGTCTCGTTTACACCGAGAGGGTCGGCAGTTCGAAACTGTCACGATGTACCAAGTTAAGGAAGATAATGCAGCGGGGTTGGTCCTGCGACCAGCCTTGAAAACTGGGTTCTGAGAAATCGGATGGGGTTCGACTCCTCTGTCTTCCGCCAGATTATGCGTCTTTAGTAAAATGAATATTACACATCGCTACGAACGATGAAGTGGGAGTTTGATTCTCTCAGGACGCACCAAGAGTTAGGAAGATGGGCAGGACGGTAATGCAGCAGTTTGCTAAACTGTAGATTATAGGAATATGGTCACAGGGTTCGACTCCCTGATCTTCCACCAGAGTTTGCGGATATGATGGAATTGGTATACATATCAGACTTAAAATCTGAGTTCTCCGAGTTCGACTCTCGGTATCCGCACCAAGTTTATACGGCATTAGTATAATGGATAATACAGTAGGCTTCTACCCTACGAATGTGGGTTCGATTCCTGCATGCCGTACCAGAGTTTGGGCAGGTAGCTTAATGGTAAAGCAGTGAACTCATAATTCATTGAGTCTGTGTTCAATTCACAGTCTGCCCACCAAGTTTTGTAGTCATAGCCTGGAGCTAGGGTAAGGGGTGTTGCGGAACCACAGCGTGGCGTTAAATATCGAGGCGCAACTTAATCAGATTGTGTTCGACCTGCTACAAATTCATTATGCCCCGATGGACAAATTGGCAAAGTCGTCTCTCTCAAAAGGAGAAATGTTGTGAGTTCAAATCTCACTCGGGGTACCAAGTTATGTAGGTGGAGCCAGTTGGACAGGCACTGGATTGCAAACCCATGGAAGTGAGTTCGATTCTCACCATCTACTCCAAAGTTGCAAGTTAGTTAAAATACTTGTTGACACCAATGCCTAGATGGTGTATAATATAGTCTAGTTGGTTAGGAATTCAAAAGTCCCTTCTGAGTCTTTGTTGCGAAACAAAGCGTAGGGCAAAGTGGTCTGAATGTTGCAACTCGCTTACATTCTCCCACTCAGTGCTTTGATAGTTTCCACTTCAAGAAACTATCACCATGCTCGGTTCGTCTATCGGTTAGGACACTGCCCTTTCACGGCAGGAAGAGGGGTTCGATTCCCCTACCGAGTACCAGATTTAATTGTATTGGGTTGCCAATACCAGTAGGTGATTTATGCAGAGAACTAAATCCTAGTGACGGCTAGGCTCTGCTGAGTTACACGAAACCTTGAGATCATATCAGGAGGACGCTGGATAAAGTTGGAACGTAATGTGGTTGACAAACAAGTCCATGGACGGCATGGTAGGGCAGGTTCAAAACTGTTATTTTTGTCAAACATCCCAGTATAATTAAATGTGGTATTAGTTTAGTATTATCAAGGTATCGTGTATGGACGCATGCACTACTCGACAGTTAGGGTGCGACTGACACTGTCTGATATAACTGCCACTCGCTCGCCAGAGGAAGCACCTTTATTGGCAAATGGGCACGATAATACTAAACTAATATCATGGAGCAATTGATGCTATGGCGTGTGCATCCTCAGACTGTAAATCTGATCCCTCTGGGTAAACAATCTTGGTTCGACTCCAAGTTGCTCCACCAGTTCTCGTTACTACTTTCGTTAAAGTAGCGTTTGACTAGCGATAGAGGTTCGGTGGCAGAAAACCGTAAGCGAGGTGAAAACCCTCAGACTCTGATAGGCAGAATCTCAACTGCACACAGACTAAAGAATAAATGGAGATGGACAGAGTAACTGCTCGATTAGGGGCTGGGTTGGAAACCAGTAGCCTATACTTATTTTGGCTCGTTCGTATAATGGTCATTACGTCGGATTGTCTATCCGATCACGGGAGTTCGATTCTCCCACGAGTCGCCAGTTTTGTGGTAAGGAAAGTAAAAGGAGAATGGGCAACGAATAGGGGTTTGAACCCTGAGTAGTAGATACCTCACCTGCCACAAATTAGTTTTGTAAATGCTGTTTACAGCAACCGAGTTACAAGTTTAGAGTTGAGGCTCTAATATCGAAAGATAATTAGTTCACTAATACCGTGTTACAAGTGAAGGGTTGAGGCTCTTCTTTACATATTTTTATTATTCCAGTGTAGCACAGCGGTAGTGCAGTTGACTGTTAATCAATTGGTCGTAGGTTCGATCCCTGCCACTGGAGCCAGTTTTTGTTGTTTGTTATTATTTGAAAGGTTTGATATGGAAATGATTAATCTACGCAAAGCAAATGCGTTGCAAAGCGAGATCCGTAAAGCGATCTCTAGTTCTGGTGTTAGCGATACTGCTACCATCACTGAGTACACCAAAGATATTGCTGGTGGTCTTGAGAAAGCAATGGCAGATTATGCCACTGATGTTACTCGTAAGGTAGCATTGAACACTGCGTTGTTTAACATTCGTAAAAGTGTTGCTCAAGCAAATGCCAACAATGGTATTAGCGATATCCTCGCTGATGTTGAGTTGATCGATGCCAAGATCACAGTTTATAGCGCAGTTGCTACCAAAGCAGTTGCCAAAACTCTTGATGAGATCAATGCTCGTATCGAGAAGATGAAAACTGCACCAACTGATGCTACTGGTCGCAGTGCTATCTATGGCGATCGTTACAACACAGTGGAAACATCTGTTGTTGAGCAAAGCACTATTGATGCTGCCAAACAAATCGTAAAGCAATTGAAGCGTGAGAAACAAACTCTTCAAGATAAGTTGTTGGCTCTGAATGTCAACAGCATGATTGGTATCGATAATGTTGACGAGATGGTATTGAAGATAGAAGGTATTCTGTAAAGTTTAGAGGGACAATGCGAATACGAGAGCAGATGGATAGTTGCAAAAACTAATATCCTACAAAGATATTGGATCAGGTCTTGAAAACCCTATTCCGAACATCGTGCCCAAACTTATAGTGTTATGCTCCACGTTTATACTTGACTGTTATAGTCGCTGCTTGTTGCTACGTGGATAAACTCTTGTGGGCTGTTTTTTGAATGTTGCGTGTTGCATATTGCATCGCGACTATTCGCTTGAATTGAAACATTGTTCCTCGCCTTATTATAAGTAGTTCTGTTGCGGGAAGGGTCTGGTCACCAGCGAGGTCTCATAAGCCTTTGCCATCCTTGGTTCGAATCCAAGTCCCGCTACCAAAATGCCCCGATGACGGAATTGGTATACGTGTTGGTCTTAGAAGCCAAATTTTGCGAGTTCGAGTCTCGCTTGGGGCACCAAATTTCGGTGATGTAGCACAACGGTAGTGCAACTCCTTCATACGGAGTAGGTTAGTGGCTCGATTCCACTCATCACCACCACATAAGTAGTTAAGTTCGGGGGATTAGTATAATGGGATTACGGCAGCTTTGCAAGCTGTTTATGAGAGTTCGATTCTCTCATCCTCCACCAATGTATCTCGATGGTGTAATGGCAGCATAGCAGTCTCCAAAACTGTTGGTTGGGGTTCGAGTCCCTATCGGGATGCCAAGTTTTTGCAGGGTTAGTTTAATGGTAAAACAGCAGATTTCCAATCTTCGGTTGAGAGTTCGATTCTCTCACTCTGCTCCAAGTTTTTAATGAGGTAAGAAAAGAGGTAGTTATGCGTAAAGCAATCAACATAGATGAAGTCAGAGATTTCATCTTGGCACAGACTCCAGAAACCAAGATCTATATTGGTGGTGACTCTGAAAGATTCTTAATAGGAAAAGATTGGTACGCAGATTACATTATGGTTGTTGTTGTTCACATCAATGGAAACAATGGCTGTAAGATTTTTGGTGAAGTACAACGTGAACGTGACTGGGATAAGAAACGAGACAAGCCACGTATGCGTTTAATGAACGAAGTTTATAAAATTGCAGAGTTGTATCTAAAGTTGCATGATATATTAGAAGATCGTGAAGTGCAAGTTCATCTGGACATCAATCCAAATGAAATGCATGGTTCTTCTTGTGTTATCAATGAAGCAGTTGGTTACATCAAAGGTATGTGTAACGTAGTACCAATGGTAAAGCCAAGAGCATTTGCTGCTTCATACGCTGCAGATAGATATAAGTCGTACATGGCTGCATAGTGCAGGATTAATTCAGTGGTAGAATGTCACGTTGCCAACGTGAATGTCATCGGTTCGAATCCGATATCCTGCTCCAAGAGCACATAAGTAGTTATATCGCCCTCATAGCTCATTTGGTAGAGCATCTGTTTAGTAATCAGAAGGTGGTCAGTTCGAAACCGACTGAGGGCACCAAATTGAATAGATTATGTTATTTCCAAAAAAAAATAAACGCAGTAGATGGTTTGTGCTTTTAGCCAAAGCACTCGGAGAAAAGATAGGCAATACAGATGAGGAAGCTGATCGTGTTGCCTACATTCGTATTTGCATTGTTGCTATTTACATAATTGCAAACATCTTTATTATAGCAGGTGTGATCAGACATTGGTAAATAATATGAGTATTTTCTTAGGCATAACCATATACCAATCTACTATATCTGATGACTTCTATAGTTTTTTGTTGAAGGAATATGACAACTTACAATCATACGAGAAACTGTATCAGAATGAGAATTTCTGGGGTGGATCTGATTATAGATTCGTTAAAGATTCTACAAGAGATTACATACAGAGTAATCTAATTACTCATGTAAAACATTATATTAATACAATTAATGTTTCTTTGCGTGATCAATGGATCAACATTCAAGCACATGACGGATACCTACCAACACATAATCATACTGGTAATATTTCATATGTAATATACCTGAAAGTTCCAGATTACCTCAAAAACTATAAAGATAAACTACCCAACGATATAGGATATTCAGAAGGTGCGATACAATTTAATTATGGACATGAGACTTCTTTATTTCCCTGTAATACTATGATAAAACCAGAAGAGAAAATGATTCTTATGTTTCCTTCTGAGTTGCAGCATTATGTTTATCCATTTAGAGATAGAGAAAGTTTACGTGTATCTATTTCAGGAAATTTAGATTTATTATAATGGATATAGTAGAAAACTTTATCTACACTGAAATGTTAGATCATGATTTGCATACGCAGAGGAAGACTGCACACTACATGCAAAATTATATAAACAATGAGTTTAGTGATGGAAGAGAATTCAATGGGCAAGTAACCCTATCAACAAAGTTGTTCGACAAGTACAACTATCTAATGTATCCACTTCCAGGTATATACCAACTCTACAGTTCTATTAAAAACGTATTCCATAAAGTAAATGATGGATTGTACGAGGACTATTTCATTCAGTGTTGGTTAAATTTTTACTACAAAGGTGACTTCATTGATTGGCATGGACATTGGCCAACTGAAGCAGAATCATGGCATGGATTCTATTGTTTAGATGTAGAGCCAGAATCATACACAGAATATAAGTTAGAAGATAAACTTATTAAAGTTCCAAGTAAAGATAACCTACTCGTTATAAGTAGAAGTGGAAGAGATGTCCACAAATCATCCGAATGGACTGAAGATCGACCAAGAATAACAATAGCATTTGACATAGTACCAGCAGAGAAATTGTTTGACGTTGGTGCATATCGCAATCCGAATCACTGGATACCGATTTGATTAAAATTTTAGATAATTTTTATAGTAACGTAGACTATGTTCTTTCTCTTTCTACTGATGCATGTAGAAAGAGAGGATGTGGTGCAGGACTAAGAAGTGAATCTTTAGAAACTCTTGACAAACATTTATACGATACATTTTGTAGTGCAATATACTCTATGCATGGTATAGATGGCAGAAAAGTTATGATGACTACTTATTTTACTGAGCATGTTTACAATCCAGAAAAGAATGCAGGTTTAATTCATATAGATGGTAGAAACCCCAATGCATGCGATGTAACATTACGTGATTATAGATTGATTTTAGGTGGACAGATTTTCTTAACTCCTACGAATGATTTAGATACAGGTATAAAATTCTATAATGTCAATCAATCAGCTGGTTGGACTGAAGAAGAAGAATTTGATATGACATTGAATAAGTGTTATACATTTGACAAACAACAATTAGAAGAGTATAATAGAAATTTCTACGAGATAGCAGAAGCCAAGAATATACAAAATAGAATGGTTTCTTGGACTGCTGGAATTAAATACAGATCTAAGATGACAGAGAAACAACAAAATAGAATTATTCAGAATTTTTATATTTCTACATGAACAAAGAGTACATAACTGCTGCATTGTATAAATGGATAGAGTCTTTCTTAGAAAAACCAAATTCATTATTAGACAATTGGTCTCCATGTCCATATGCACGCAAGGCTAGGTTAGATAAAAAGATCTATATCGATTTTGAAGTTCCAAATATTTACAAGATTGTCTCTCTCTTAGATACGTATGATGTTTTAGTTATTTGTTACGATCATACTAAGATAACTTCTTCTCAATTTAACAGTTATGCTAAAAACCTTAATACAGAATTGATACCAAAAAATTATGTAGTGTTGGAAGATCACCCAGACGCAGTAGAAATTATCAATGGTGTGACGATGAATTTTGGAGAATGTGCTTTATTATTGATACAGAAACGAGATGCACTGAAGATCGCATCGGATAAGTTGAAGAGTAAAGGATATTACAAACTCTGGAGTCCCGAAGATTTAAATGAAGTGGTTAACTGGCGATGAAATTTTGTAGAATTGATTTAGATAAAACCAATTATTTAAAACTTGATAACTGGTATATGCATAGTGAATCGATTGCTGAGTATAATAGAATATACAAAGAATATTGCACCCACAAGAATTTTGCTAGCGTGTGGCGAATATTCGATAGTCAGTATAATGATGCTAATATTGAAATGATATGTTACTATGATAGTGGAAAGTTTGTCGCATGGGATATGATTCGATTGCACGATAGGGATAACGCTGAAACAATTGAATTTGCATGGGACTATAAAAATCCAGATCTTAAACTAGGAATAGAAAGTTTAAAGAATGCATGTGCCATGTATAAAGAGAGAGGATACAAATATCTTTATCTTGGTGAAGCAGCAAAGTATAAACAAATAGATGGCTATGAAGAACTAGGGAAATTATAATGTATTCTGTGTATCAACATTGGGATCCACTGCGCACCTGTTTGGTTGGCAGATCTTATTCACCACAATTCTATTCCTTCATCAAGAATCCTCGAGTGCGAACAGTGATGGAGCGTATTGCTGAAGAGACTGAAGAAGATTATCAATCACTGATATATTTGTTAGAGAAATTTGGTGTTAAAGTTATTCGCCCAAACCTAAGCGATGACTATAGAACATATATGCATAATGGTAAAATATTACCACCACCAATGTGTCCAAGAGATTGGACTATCATGCTTGGCGATAAGTTCTATTACAAATCTCAATTCATCCAATCAACGCATGAAGATGGATTTAATAAAAATTACTTTAGTGCCACTGATATAATGTGGGATGAAGCATTAACTCACATTAATCAGCAAGGCAACAAAATTATTAATGACATCAGAGTTGTCAATCCTCCGAAAGATCCTTCGTTATTGTATTGGTTTAACTCAGCATCTACTACACGTATTGGTAAAGATCTATACTTTGGAACGAATGGTGGATGGTGGAATAAAGACAAAGTACTTGATAGATTTAAAGATCAAGCACTTGATACACTAAAGAAAAACTACCAAGACCAATTTCCAGATTATCGTTGCCATGTTATTGATACCGAAGGACATGCCGATGGAACATTCTGTCCTGTAGTCCCTGGACTTATCGTTAGTCTCTGCGATATACCAACATACAAAGATACATTCCCTGATTGGGAAGTTATCTATCTCAAAGATCAAGGATGGAATAAAATAAAACCATTTCTGGAGTTGAAGAATAAGAATAGAGGTAAGTGGTGGGTTCCAGGAGAAGAATTAAACGATGAGTTTACAGAGTTTGTAGAATCATGGCTTGGTCATTGGGTTGGCTACGTAGAAGAAAGTATGTTCGATGTTAACATGCTTGTTATTGATGAAAAAAATGTTGCATGCTCTGGATATAGTGATGAAGTATTCAATGCATTTAGCAAACGTGGTATCACTCCACATCTTGTTAACTTCAGACATCGTTACTTCTGGGATGGTGGACTTCACTGTATCACTTCAGACATAAGTAGAGAAGGAACACTAAAAGATTATTTCCCTGAGAGATCGTTATGAAAACATATTCAGTTGAATCGTATGATGATTTAATACCAGATGACATTCGTTGGAGAGTCTGGGATTACATACAAAATCAAACCTTCCATGCTACTCGCAAGGATGTCAGTTATCCAGACGTTGGTTCTGTGATATACTACAAACCAATAGACAACAAAAAAGAATACATGGATGAGAGTGTTCCATCAGTGAACAATCAGTATATGCATCGTTGCGTATTTGGACTACGTGGTGAAGGACATCCAGTCATTCAAGAATTGTGGGCTAGTATAAATTCCAACTTTGGTAATCAGTTCGTTATCGATGGTGATACAGAAGGAATGGCTGATCCAAAGTTGAGACCGAATGCATACTCACTATGCTATGTGAACGCACAACCATCAGAGACAATCAAACGATCTCATGCAATACATAGAGATACAATTGACCTGCAACAAGAAAAACACTATACTATACTCTACATGGCCAATCTGCAATGGTATCCAACATGGATGGCAGAGAATGTATTCTATGCAGATGACGAGAGCACTGGTGACACACAACAGTTCCAAAGAGGATTCGGACAATCCAGAGAATTCAATGTCGGTTATCCATATGCAATAGTGTCACCAGTCGCAGGACGTGTGGTAATATATGATGGAAGAGCAATGCATACAACAAAACCAACTGCACCATGGGCAGAACAAATGCGTTACGCAGTAGTATTCAGAGTGAGAAAGAAATGAACGAAGATCAAATGTCACCAGTCAAAAAGACTGTCCTACAATGTGATGGTCAAGAAACTATCCATGAGTTGTGGTCAACACCAATTGGTGTATCACGTCCATTTACACAAGACTTCATTGAGAAATTAAAAGAAGATGTATTCAAGTATGTCCTTCCACGTGCTCAGAAGAATAGTGTAAACGTCTGGGATCTACCAGACCTACCAGATACGATGATGGAAGTGCAGAAAAAGAAATTAGAGTTGGCAGAGAAAACTCTGACATTACATTCTGAGATGCCACTACCACCTATGCGCATTGCCAAGGGTTACTTCAGACACATTCTTCCGAATGCAGAATATCGTATTACTCCACACCAGCATGGTTCAACTCTTGGTGTTGGTGTATTCTATATTAAATTACAAAATGCAAATCCAGGTAATATGGTATTCATTGATCCACGTGGTGGAGTCAATTGGTCAAATCAGTTTAGCCCATTTAAACGTCTAAGATTAGAAGAAGGTATGATGGTGGTGAGTCCAGGATATCTAATTCATTACATTGAACCAACTGACTATCAAAAACCAGTCTATCAAGAGCGAGTGCTGATTGTATCAAACATACATAGAATGTATGAGGACTGGATCAAGATTCTTGAGAATCAAGATAACGAGAAAATGATTAAGTTTATGGCAGGTAACGAAGGCTAAGAAATGAATGTTATAAAATATCCTGTGGGTGCATTTTATTTTAAAGTTTCTGTTGATGAACATCTTCAATACAAGCAAAGTTTTCTTTCTATGTTAGATAAACATCCTGAACCAACCGATATGGAAAAACAATTTTTTAGTAAAATAGATTGGATTTATAAAAACGATGAGCGAGAGTGGGCTACACTTATAGGTGGATTAATTAATAAGTATAATACACTTATTGGAGAAACTGTTGGATATTGTTGTCCAGAAATACATAATATATGGTTTCAACAATATAAAAAAAATAATATACACCCATGGCATGTACATAGTGGACAGTTTGTTGGAGTTTATTATGTTGAATTACCAGATGATTGTCCAAAAACAGAGTTAGTGTGTCCTTGGGATAATAAAGTTATATCTGTTGATGTCAAAGAAGGAGATATTTTGATCTTTCCTTCTATGATCATACACAGAGCACCAGAAGTTATTAATGATTCTAGAAAAACTATTATATCTTGGAATTTAGTTTACAACGAAATTATACCACCATTCACAGAAAAATTTAATGTTACACAAATAAAGATAAAGGATCCGATATATGACTGATGAAATTAAACCAATGACATTCGCAGATAAATGGCATGCAGAGAAACTCTTAAAGCGAGCGAAGAAAAAAGCCAGAAAACAACTTGAATCTAAAGGATTCAGCAAAAGCGAAGCGAATCGAGCAGTAAAAGGTGCTGTCAACAATATTGCCAACAAACCTGTTAAACGTGGATCTGGTCGTGGTGGATGATAGAAAATTATAGGGAATTAACATGATATTAGTGCTAGATGATGTGATGTCTAAAGAATATTCTGATAGTTTAGATAATTTTCCATATTGGTTAAAATTTTTCTATACTGAAAAGACAGTTTATGCTGGTAATGAATATGAGATTTACCATGATGAGAACATTTTAGATTCTGGGCAATTATCAACACCACTTTATGTACTAAATGAGTATAAAGAAACCACTTATGATATCATAACTCCAATACTCTATGTGATTAAACAAAAGGTTCCACAAATTAAATTTAATCATGAAGTTAGAGTGAAATATAATATAATACCTAAAAACACAGATTTTACTCCATCTAATTACAATATACCACATCATGATGCTGTTAGCAATGCATATACTATAGTTTACTATTGTAATGATAGTGATGGTGATACATTCCTGTTCAATGAATTCTACGATGGAAAGAATCCAGATAAACTCACCATCGCCAAGAGAATTGCACCGAAGAAAAACAGATGTGTTATATTTGAATCAAATAGAATGCATGCATCATCCAGTCCAGTATACAGTAAAGACAGAAGAGTTATAAATTTTGTTATAGATGCCCATGCAAGTAATTGATGATTTCTTTCCAGAAGGACAGTTCAAAGAACTACAGACAAAAATCCTTAGTCAGAGCATGCCATGGTACTACATATCGAATATATCAGTACCACCATATCTAATGGTGAATGATCCTCTGGCTATTGAATCATCTGCAGTCCAGACTAAATTATATGATAGACAATTAAATGTAGAAACAGAAGAGTATGTTAATCTGAAGCAATATTTCACTTACATGATGCATAAACTTGGTTATACGAATGATAATTTATTAAGAATCCGAGCAGTCACAACATGGCCACAGAAAGGCATTACTGCAGAGAATTATAACATACCACATGTGGATCAGCCTAGTCCTCACAAATCGATAGTTTTCTATTTAAATGATGCTGATGGAGACACAAGGTTATTCCATCAAAAACAGAAAGTGCTCCCATCATCAGTCAAAAGATTAGACGATGATGCTTCTGATGAGGAGAAAGAAGAATATGCATCTTTCTTTATTCGAAGTGGTTTTACTGTTGAGCACACAGTGACACCAAAAGCCAATCGTCTATTAATATTCGATGGATTACAATATCATACATCTGGTCATCCAATCGACTGTGAAAGACGAGTGATTTTTAACATTAACATAGGTGAAACAACTCAAAGAGTTTATGATTAATGTAACAAATAATTTTCTGATAGATGATGAAAGTCAATCAATATGTTCAATTGATGTTACAACCTATGGTAAACGAGTTTGGGATGTGCAAGAACAATGTAGTGATGTTAAGGTTAAAAGATCAAACATCAAACCATTTGTAGTAGAATTGATCAATAAACATAACATACCTTACTCTTGTGCTGTTGAACTATTAAAATATCCAATGCATGCTATGTCGAGTCCACATCAAGATGTAAAAGGATCGCACTTTGATTCTTCCAGCAATCATAGGATAGCTGAGTGGAGTAAAACAGGTATTGTGCTACTCAATGATGATTTCGAAGGTGGTGATTTATATTTCCCTAATCTTGGAGTCACATTCAACAAAGAATATAAAAATTGTTTAATCGAGTTTCCAGCTGGAGAGAACGAACTTTATACACATGGAGTTACACCAGTTACATTAGGTACAAGATATACTTTAATTTTTAGATGGGAGAAACTATGATTGATTGCATGGTTGTTGGAGATTCAATAGCAGTTGGAGTTGCAATGTATCGCCCAGAGTGCGTGAGTTATTCACGTGGTGGATGGAATAGTTGGCAGTGGAACAAAGATTATCTTGGAATGGCATCAACCAAGCAGACAAAGACCACAATCATATCACTTGGTGCCAACGATCATCCAGGAGTGAAGACTGAAGCTGAATTACGTAAAATGCGTGCGCAATTGCTCACTGAGCGAGTATATTGGATCAGTCCTGGGATGGAGAGAAAACCGAAACAACAAGAAGCCATTGAGAAGATTGCGAAAGAATACGGAGACGTAGTCTTACCTAGACCAGAGAAACAGATGAGTCCCGATGGAGTCCACCCGAATCCCGCTGGATATAAAACGCTGGCAAGCCAGACCAAATAACCCCACCTAGAGTGGGGTTTTTATTGTCTGTAGTGGAGAGACGAGATATAATCGAATCTTTAAGGGGAATCTATGTTTGAAGTCACAGACGAGTCGGGTAATACTTTCGTTTTCGAATCTTTCGAAGAAATTTCACACTTTTTTAACGAGTGCGTGTGGGCGGTAGGGGCTGTAGACGCACAAATCACAGTGAAATTCGCTAATCCCCGCAACGATTGAGGGGAATTAATCCCTGTGAAATCAACAACTTACGAGTGGAGAAAAAAGTGGTTGTCGGTAATGCTGGGCTGGAATAAGATTACTCTATCGTTGAAATTATGGAGAAAAGTGAAATGAAAAACGTAACAGCTATCACCTTCGATGGAACTAACTACATCGCTAAAGTTGGCACCAAGACTATCAAGTCTTATTCTAAAAAATATGTGGAGCGTCAAGTGACAAAAATGGTCGGTGACATGGATGTGCACATCGCTGCAGTGGCTGAAAAGCAGTCTCGTTTCGACATCAATACACGATTCGGTTTCGTGGAAAAGTTGGTGAACATGGTTGCTTCTGGTGTTCAGCCATCCGCTGTTATCACTGGTGAAGGTGGTCTCGGCAAAACTTATACCGTAATCAAGACTCTTGAATCCAATGGTCTCAAGGATATCTCTGATCTTGCTGACTTCCAAGTTGGTGATGTGCTCAATGCACGCAAGTGTTTCACCATGGTTAAGGGTTACTCCACTGCCAAGGGTTTGTATCGTACCCTGTTCGAGAATCAGAAATCAGTTATCGTGTTTGATGACTGTGATGCAGTGCTGAAGGATCCAGTTGCCCTAAACCTGCTCAAAGGTGCATTGGATTCTTACGGTAAGCGTATCATTTCTTGGAATGCTGACATGAAGGACGACGATCTGCCACGCAGTTTCGAATTTACTGGTCGTGTGATTTTCATCTCCAACATGGATCAAGACAAGATTGACCAAGCCATCCGTAGTCGTTCAATGATGATCGACCTGTCGATGAGCACTGATCAAAAGATCGATCGTATGGAATTCATCGCTGGTTTGGCTGAGTTCTTGCCTGAGTACGATGCAAAGATCAAGTCTGATGCATTGGCTTTGATTCGTGAGATCAAAGACGAAGTGAAAGAAATTTCTCTGCGTACCCTGATCGCTGTGTCTAAGGTTCGTGCTTCCAACAAAGATTGGAAAGATCTGGCTACTTACATGTTAACTGCTTAATCGGAGGATTTATGATGACTTACAAAGATGCCCAAGTGGCAACCGAAATGTTTGACAAGACTCATGGATCGTACTTTGATCGTGGTGCTTCTGATTCTTACTATCATCGTCCACGTGACCCACATCGTGGTGGAGTTGGTGGTGCTTCTGGTCCAAGAATCGAAGCAACGAATCCAGCAACGATCAATGAGTACAATGCTGGCTATGATTACAATGAGCAGTTTGGTGACAAGAAAGATTGGAATTAATATGATTGATAGCCTTGGAAAAGAAGTGGTGTTTGTTCTGCATGAGGTCAACGATGATGGTGAATCCATCCTTGGAGTGTATCGTGAGTATGCCGATGCTTTAAAGGATAAGTATAACATAATTCGTGATTATTATGACATTCCCGAAGATGAGGTGGCAGACGAAAATCTCGATGATGAAATCGAACCCAATGGTGCTTACTACACCATTTTAAAAAGACAACTACTATGATTAATTGCAAATTGACCACTAGTGAAGACGATGTAAAGATTAAAGCAGTCCTTACTATGTTAGAGGAAACTGGTCTAATTAAAAAGTATCTTGGAGCATGTACATCTGCTTCCAAGGTGCTTTACTCATTGTTACTTCAGAATGGAATACGTTCCAAAGTGGTGATTTGCAATGCACTTCTTCGAGTCCACGTACCAGATAAACCGCAACAACTATTACTGATAGGTTTCGCTGAGACTGTTAAACTAGAAGCCCATTTGGAAGACCTACATGCAGTGGTGATAACCGAAACGAATCCAAGATGGCTAATTGACACCAGTATTGGTCTACACTTACCAACTGAGCACAAGATAATCTGTGAAGTTGCCGATGAGCATGACATACATCTGGGTAACTATAGCAATCCACTTTACTCGATTACTTACACTAAACGTAAGTTAACCAAGCATGATTGAATCAATTAAGCGTCTCAAAGCCTATCATGAAGCGATAGAAATTCGTCATATTCAGGACAGGCGAGCACAACGACAACAGGAAATTCGTCAGATAGATATACGTCTACAAGCCGAAAGAATACGTATAGAAAGAAACAGGGAGTTAAATCAAAATGGTCAAAACATCGATAAACTTGCATAGTAAAATCAAACAAGGTTGCGCTATCGCAATCGTTCTCAGTAGTGCCCTAACATTGTACTTTAATTGGGGAAATGACATTGGACTCATGGCCATGGTGGCAATCGTTGGCTGGATGGACAAGGTGTTTGGTGATGAATAAAATACTAAGTGATATAGCCAAAGAAGCACTAGTGGAGCACTGCATCTCTCATGTAAGACTCCAAGCATTTGCTGAGTTGATTGTGCGGGAATGTGCTCAAATATGTCAAGACCAGCCTAATCATTATGCTTTGAAAACAGACAGAGATAATTGTGCCGTTGCAATTAAAGAACACTTTGGACTCGGGAAAGACATGAATCTACTCAACATCGCTGCTGGGGATGCTATCATTGGCGTAGATAAGGAATATAAACTCGCTCCACTGGCAGACGCTGATGCATTTGCTCATCAACGTAAATATACCTATATCGTAGATGAAGACTCTAGTAATAGCAGGTAATGCGCATGAGGCAAAGTACTGGATCATAAACGATCTGGGGAAGAAATATCCCACCAATAACTCACTAAGCATGTTGGATTATATCATAGTTAGCAACCCAGACCAACTACGAGGAATGCGAGATCCTACAGGTATATTCGTAGGAACTTGGAAGCAACGACCAGATATATTCGAATTGCTTAATCGGCTACTGGTGAATATGATCGAGCCAAGCAAGCATAAGATAATCCAAGACTTACTGGTAGAACATATAATGAAAGAAACCCAATGAAGTACTACACAATCGTTTTTCCTGGAGAATGCGGACAACATGTGCAAGAAACATGGCGCACCGACCAGATCCTACAGTCTTACTACACTTACTGGGTAACGAAAATGATCCAAAACAATAATTACTTGGACATATCTGAAGAACGCTGTATAGACGACTGGTGCGTTGTTCACTGGGCAATAGAAACTGATGAATGTGGAAACAAAGTATGAACGAAGAAGATTACGATGTAGTAATCGACACACTACAAAAGAAAATCGATGCCCTATGGAAGATGACTAAGTCTAATATGGATAATGATATGATGAATATTATGGATGATATTCGGTTAAAACAGATAGATGAGTTGAAGAAAGCAATAGAACTATGGTTATGGAAGGAAAGAAAATGAACGAAGAATTCATCTATGAAGGTAAACGCTATAGATATGATCCAGACTATGATACCTTTCGTAGAGTGGACGATGAACAAGAAACAAGACTGTCGAAGTATGGATGGATCGTGCTTGTGGTAATTATTGTTTTGATTCCACTATGGTTATCGTAATGAAAAAAGCCAAGACAGACAAGGGATGGGCTGGTCACAAGTTATTCGGTTATACGTATAGCGATAGAGACATAAGAACCAATGAGGACAAGTATCAAGACGCTGTTCTGGATAACCTAGAGAATCGTGCTAAAAAGTCTAAGAAGAAACAATTAAGGAGAAAGACAAATGTTTTATAAGGATGAATTCGTTGGTAATTGGGAAGATATGATATACGGTGATATCACTCAAGCAAAATCACACTTAGAACTAGAAAGTCTTATCAACAAATTGCAGAATAATCTTGGTACATTCTACGAGCACACCGCACCTGATATCATAAAACAAACGCATCAAAAACGTCTAGAAGAAGTGTTGTTGTATTATCAGCGTATGGGTGGATCGTGCTAGTGGTTATCGTAGTGGGCAAATTTCGTACTTTACGTGATCATAGCCCAGTGAGATACGATGGCGTATAAACCAAAGCCCTGCCCTAAATGCGGCACAGTGCACACCAAGCGTGGCTTATTCTGCTCTCGCTCATGCGGTAACTCACGTGCGATGCCAGACAAGCAAAAAGCCACGATGTCCAAGGTGAAGAAGGAATGGATGAACACGACTGATGGTGGTGAAGTGGCACGATGGCGCATCAACAATCACGATAGTCCTGAGCCGATTGCACCAATGAAATCAATTGATCTTGGTGCTGGAAAATTTGTGGAGGATGGCGACCTGTGGAGCGAAGTGTGATTCTGCAAGTTGCAATTTAAAGTTGCCTAGACACTTGACTTAGGGCATAATAACAGTGTTAGGGTTCATCGAGATAACCCTTTGAATAGTATGGTCTATTTTCCCTGTAATATCAACAACTTACGAATGGTGCATATAGTGCTTGTCTCTAATGGTGTATGGCTGTAGAATATACCTTATGAACTCGAGAAAAGGACTAGAAATGAAACAGTTGAATGCGTATGTAGCCAAGAAGAATCAGTGGAATGCTATCTTCAAAAGCACTCAGTACTCTTTGGAAAACCCAGTCGATCGCCAGCGTCTTGCTGATTGCATCGATTCTGACCTCAGCCCTGAAAACCTTACCTGTGATGGTGAACTTCCACGCAGTCAGGTGCAAGCGAAGTATCGTGAACTGACCACTGTGGCACGTCAACTCAAGCAGCTGGATCCCTCAGTTAAATTTTACGAATTTGAATAAGGACTGAAAATGACTGAATTTGAAAAGAACTGCTACGGAATGACTCAAGAAGCCATTCGTAGTGAATATATGAATTCCATCACTGCTCGCCTGAGTGGTCTGGAAATGGTTGCGATGGGGGTTCTCTCTGATGCGCAAGAACTGATGACATTTGGTCATGACCAAGCAATCGATCAAGCACGCAAGAACATCAATATTGCCAAATTCATCTTGTCTGAGATGATGGAAGCAAGGATGCCTGCCTGAGAGGGGTTCCACTCTAGGGAGGGGTTCTCTAGAGGGGTATCTCTATACACTACAGTATAGGACTATATTATGATTAGAGTGATTGTTGGTTTGTTTATTGTGTTTGGTGCTGTTGGTGGCATGGACAATGCTACAGATAGTGAATTGTTACCACTGTTGGCACTTGCTGTGCTTGGATTGACATCGATGTACTACGGAGTAAGGAAAATCAATGGCTAAGATACGTGTGATTGTTAATGGTGTTTCCTACAAGACCACCACGACTGCGATCAAGAATCGTAGTAGCAGTGATTTTACTATGCAAAATGATGCATTGTTCTATGTGCTAGAGTGTATGGGCAAGCATGCTGGATTTGGCACGACTGTTAGATATTACGACTATAAAATGGTACAACACAAGTATGATGTGCAGCTAACACGACTGTGAGAGGAGGGGTATCCCTTTTGCAAAATCTGTATTTGCAAGGGACTCCTACTCATCCCGAGAGCGCAATCTAGCCCCACCCTATAATATTATCATTCGTTACTATGACAACTGTAATCCTTTTCCTAATCGCTATGACACTAATCTTCACAGGAAGTTATTGGTGGGCACTTCTTGCGTTGTTCATGGCTATCTCTGTAAGATTCACATTCATTGTTATTGGCTTTAGTACAATTCTTTTTACATTGGCTATAGCTACAGGTTTTCTAAACTAAACTCTAGAAAAAATTCCCCGAGAAAAATTTTCACTCTAAAAGGTTGCTATGTATATTACCACTGAAGTCGATATCGATATCTCTGAGTTTGATACCGATGATCTCATTGAAGAGCTAAAGTCTCGTGATAGTGACTATGTCTATGGGAATAATGGTCTCATTGAAAAAATTTGGATCCTTCGTAGAGAGGGTAGAGACTATCAGGCAGTGTTGAATGAATTGATCTACAATACAATCGGAAAGATTATATGAACGAAGCATTGAAAGCGATAGCGATTGAAGCAGGTGCACCAGAGGAAGTACTTAACACTCTATGGTTTAACATCTTTTGTCAAAAGTTTGCACACCTGATTATTGAAGAACTTGAAAAGGAAATTGTATAATGAAACAATTATATTTGTCCAGACGTAATCTTCTTACCCTATTAAGTAAGTTAGATCGACTAGAGGATGGTGAAAGTACTGCATGTAGCATTATTAAATATGCTAATCCAACGGATCCATATTGTAACACCATCGATAAGATTATGGTAACTGCAATTCCAGATGAATTGTTCTACACGAATCGTGCGCCTGGAGAAATGCATCCAAAGGAAGAATTAGCCCTTAGGAGTTGAAGATTGTTCACAGCCTTAATAATCTTTCTTTCCCTAATAGGATTACAAGCACTAAGTATTGGTGTGACCCTGTACTTTAACAGATTTGGAATCTATGGGAGTGGAACATGGTTCGGCAGTGTTAAATACTTGACTAACAAGAAAATGTAAAGGATAATATATGGTAGACTTTGAGGTAAATCAAGTTGGATCTCTAAACGAGTTACGTCTTGCACGTGCTCTTGGAAGAGTGATTGAGGAAGAATTGCAAAAAGGTAATTCACTTCCCGATGAGATAATGAGAGCGTATACAGAACTGTATGCACATTGGCAGTGGCAAATTAGCAAAGAACTATCATGACCGAAAAGTATGGAATAACTGCAGACGACATGGCCAGATGCTGGTGTGGTCGATCTCCCACTGGCAAGTGCGATGGATCCCATACCTTTACCGATGACCAGTGGGCAGAGATTAACTATGAGTTTAAGAAAGATACCACTGGTTCTGCTCAAGACTCTTGGTTTAACAAGACCGATGATTACTGGAACAAGGATTTAAAATGATTACTGATATAAACACACTTGTATTAAAAATAGATGATTTATTAAGTAAAATGCTTGTTGATCATGACATAGATCCACTACATCTATCATCTATCATTCTTGCTCGTTTGGTAAGGATGAATCAAGAATTTGAAAGTCATGATGACTTTAATAAGATCATGAATGCAGCAATATTGAAAAGACCTGCTGATCATGAAAGGACACTACAATAATGTCTTACTCTCGTTGGGGTGGCTCTGCATGGTATGCATTCTACAATGTAAGCGAGTGCCTAAGCCTTTGGTATGATATGGCGCACACGATTGATCATACTTACGATGAGTGTCTTGATTTAACGGTATCGAAGATTATGGAGATTTATGGTTGCACAGAAACAGAAGCACTGGAAGCCATGAACTATGTTAGAAATTTTATTGAGGATAAAGTATGAGTCTTGATGTTGATTTGATGGTTACACAACCATGCTCTGTTTACAACGCAAACATTACGCACAATCTTAATACGATGGCTGGTGAGGTAAAGTTGTCCAATGGTATGACACTATATCAGGTGCTATGGCGTCCAGATGAGCAGGTTGGATTAAAGTTTGCTCGAGATATCTCAGAGTTGTTAGATGAAGGTTGGAATATTTTGCTTTCCGACCCAGAGAAATATAAGAGATATAATCCAGAGAATGGTTGGGGTGACTATGAAGGACTCTGTAATTTTGTTTACAAGTATCGTAACGCATGCTGGGATAATCCAGAAGCAGAACTAAGGATATCAAGATGATCGCATTAAGTATGGACTTTGAAACGGCAGATCGTATCACACGATTGACACTAACTGAGCATCGAGATCTTTTACAATATCAGTTGGATGAATACTACGCAACACAGGATAGCGAAAATCCTAAGTGGTTACATCCAGAAGATGTTGGTAAGAATCATCTCATGATCAAAAAGATGAATTACATCCTAGAATATTATGGTGGAGAATTATATGGCGAATGTAAAGCAAGGAAATATAAAGAGAGCACCTCAATGGTGGAAGCATCTGAGAGACTGGAAGCGTATTTTCTGGAAGTCGGAAAGAAAAGCGCAGAAGAAAGCCATCCAGAATGATTCGAGTAATTAAACATGCCTTACCACTAACACTCATGAAAGAGTGTTTGGTGGAATCGCAGAAGCAGTTTCTTGGTAAAGAACTAAGGACTAACTGTGGTTGGGGGCAGGAATTGGTGCAGGAAAGTTCACCAGTGTTTATCTACGATCTCCCCGATGAATCTTTAAAAGAATCGATAGTAAGGGTTATTGGATCTGTGAAAGAAGTTCCAGAATTCACTGATACTAATGTAATGTTCCACTACTGGACTAGAGGTTCTTATATTCCATGGCATACTGATGAGGGATATAAAGCTGGAATTACAATTTATCTAAATGATACATGGGGTCGTGATGATGGTGGATTATTTCTTTACCGAGAAAATGATGAGATTAAAGGATTAATTCCAGAGTTTAATATGATGGTAGTTCAGGTTGGAGGAACAGACCACACAGTAACTCCAATTATTCGAGTCGGTGCAATTCGTGCATCTATTCAAATTTTCTTAAAATAGTTGTTGTCTTTTATTCGGATCTGGGGTATAATATAAGTATGAAAGAACATATTGTAAACAAAGAAAACATATTCATCATGGGCTGGTATATTGATCCAGCACTGTGCGATATGCTAATCGAGTATTATAATTTTAATCCACATAAGTGGGAAGATGGTGTTACTAAGTCAGGTGATGTAGATCATTCTATTAAACACTCGACTGATTTACATTTAAACATCGATGAATTAATGCAAATGCAATATGCCAATGCATTACAAGAATGTGTTGCGTTATACATGGAAAAATGGAAAACTTCTGGGATGACTGGTGTTCTGCCAGTAGAAGGTATGAATATACAAAAGTATCCTGCTGGTGGTGGATTTAAAACATGGCACTTTGAAAGATCTAAAGCAAGTGAACCAAATTGCAATAGACACTTAGTGTTTATGACTTATCTAAATGATGTAGCAGAAGGTGGTGGAACAGAATTTGCCCACCAACGTGAAGTGCGTGGTACAACTGCATTAAAAGCAGAAAAGGGTTTAACAGTAATTTGGCCAGCAGACTGGACACATACACATAGGGGCATTGTTGCTCCGAATGAAGAAAAAATTATCGCAACTGGATGGTTGCACTTAACTGAGAAATGAAAATGAAAATCGCAATTTGTTCTGATGTACATTTAGAATTCGGTGACCTTATGTTACAAAACACTGAGGGTGCGGAAGTGCTTGTGCTTAGTGGTGACATCATGGTTACTGCTGATCTTGGCAAACCAGATCCACACAACTTCTTAGAAGGTGCTAAGAGTCAGAGATTTATTGACTTCTTTAAGCGTTGCTCATTCCAGTTTCCCCATGTTGTTTATGTTATGGGTAATCATGAGCACTACCATGGTGATTACGCCATTAGTGCAAGCAAAATTCGTACTATGTTAAAAGATCATAGTTTAGACAATGTTCACTTTCTTGAAAAACAAGTTTGGGATCATGGTGACTATCGTTTTGTCGGTGGAACACTCTGGACTGATATGAATGGTGAAGATGGCATGACCATGCAACATGTGTCACGTCGTATGAATGACTTTCAGATTTGTGAAAACAGTAATCGAGAGGTCAACTACAGAGTATTTGATGCTGATGATGCTGACAATAAGAAAGTTAAATTTAAGACTCGCCCAGCAACTTTGTCTCCAGAAGATGTAGTCGAAGATCATAAAGCAATGTTGACTCTGATTGATGAAACATACAAAGTCACTCCTCCATGGATGACAATGGTTGTTGTTGGTCATCATGCTCCAAGCAAAGGTTCTGAGCATCCACGTTACAAGCATGATCAATTGATGAATGGTGCATACAATTCTAGACTTGAAGATTTTATTCTTGCTCGTCCAGGAATTAAATTGTGGACTCATGGTCATACTCACGAAGACTTTGATTATATGATTGGTAGCACTCGTGTTGTTTGCAATCCTCGTGGTTACATCAACTACGAAGAACGTGCTGATCGATTTGAACTAAAGGTAGTTGGAGTATGAATGTGCAACGCTATGTTAGAGATGTTACATTTGAGTGTGACAACCTTACATTGTGGGAAGGTATGTTACTCAAGGATATTGTCGAAGCATTATCAAAAGGAAAAAAAGTCAAAATTGAAACCGATGAAGAATTTGAAGCGAGAATAAAGCATGAGTGATTACAGACCAGACAAGTGGGTGATTGTTAAGATTACCTCTGACAAATATCCACCAGTCCATAAGGTGTTTGCCTGTTGGTATGGTGGATATCTTGGCTCTGATTCTTGGAAACTAAACAGTGGTATTACCAAGGCTACTCTTGAAGGATATGTTTATTCCTTTGAGGGTAGTTCTGGTTCTATCTATGAATGCCATGAAGATTCTTATGGAACAAATTTTTATGGTAGTGGTGTTCTTCAGAATATGATTGATAAGGCTGCATCGATTGGTGCCACTATTGAAATTCTTCCAGAAGAAACAAATTGGTTAGAGATAAATTATGAATAATCATTGGACAATTACACTTGAAGAAGATCCCGCAACAGGAGATCTGATTATGCCATTCACACCTGATATGTTACGTCAGGTTGGATGGGATCTTGGCGACACGCTAATTTGGGAAGATATGGGCAATGGCTCATGGACATTAACTAAAAAGGAAATTGATAATGCCGAAATTCACACTGATAGCTGAACACACAGACATATATGGAGAACCAGATGGTACTAAAGTGAACTATGAATTTCATGGTACATATTTACCAGAAATTCTAGAACATGTTGACTTATTCCTTAAAGGATGCGGTTTCAATCCAACTGGGACTCTTGACTATGTTCCTGATGAAGAATATTATGGTATACCATCTGACACAGAAGAATCAACATGGAATGATCATGGTGGTGGATCAACCATGGCAGATTATCCAGAATTGTATGATGAACAAGATTTAGTTAAAACAAAATCTAAACACTACTTTGATACTGAGAGGAATAAATGATGGGAATGCCACTTGATGTCATGATGTTTCAACAAGCATGCGATCAACAACCTTCAGAGAATAATGCATCATTATACATTAAACTGATTCAAGAAGAATATAAAGAATTTGTTGAAGCATGCAATAATGCTGATGAAGTAGAATCTCTTGATGCATGTATGGATATGATCTGGGTAATTCTGGGATATTGTCATATGAAACAACATAATGTTGCTGGCGCATGGGATGAAGTGCTTCGTAGCAATATGGCGAAAGTAGATCCGCTTAGTGGCAAGGTGCGTCGTCGTGAAGATGGCAAAATTCTTAAACCAGAAGGATGGAAACCACCTAATTTAACAAAATTTGTGAAAAACCTTGACAATAATTGAAATTTCAGGTATAATTACATTATGATTACACTTTACTTAGACATGGATGGCGTGCTTTGCAACTTTGACAAGGCATATCGCAAACTAGACCCCGAAAAAGCTGATCGAAAGAAGTTTCGTGAAGCTGTTTTCACATATAAAATCTTTGAAGATCTGGAATTTATGCCAGATACCACAGAATTAATGAACTATGTGTCAAAACTTGAAGGAATTACCATCGAAATTCTCACTTCAATGGGTACTTATGATGCAGAACAAGGAAATGCTGCAAGATATCAAAAAATGAGGTGGTTGGACAGCAAAAATATCCCTTATAAAGCCAATTTTGTTCGAGCCAAACAGGAAAAAGCGAATTTTGCACATGATCATGCGATTTTAGTTGATGATTCCATCGGTTGCATCACTCCATTCAATGCAAAAGGTGGTCACGGCATTCTTCACACAAAATCTTCTGATACAATTCAACAAATTCATGATACAATTCGTGGAATTCGTGGATTAAGTGCTTTAAAATTTGGATATGACTCAATGGGTTCTTATGCTTGATGTATTTCAACCAACTTTTCAATGGATAAAAGATGATTATCGATCTCATTCCTTTCGTTTTGCTGTTGAGTTGCTTGCTTGGGCTATTAGCATTGGTTGTGCGATCACTATGGCTGTCACAGTTCCCAATCCCCCTTTATTGGCTCTTTATCCTGTTTGGATCTCTGGTTGTGCCATGTACGCTTGGGCTGCTTATACTAGGAAATCATTTGGCATGCTTGTTAACTACCTCTTGTTAGTAGCAATTGATATGTTTGGTTTGTTTCGGATGCTTACTCAGTGAATATATTTTATCTTCACGAAGATACTAAAGAATGTGCAAAACAACATCTTGACAAACATGTCGTTAAGATGATTCTAGAATACGCACAACTTTTGTCCACTGCTCATCGTCTTCTTGATGGGTATGAGTATGAAGGTAAGTCTATTTCTGGTCGCAAAGCAATGCGATGGAAATTAGATGATTCTCGTGAAGATAATTTGTATCTTGCATCGCATATGAAACACCCATCTGGTATTTGGTGTCGTCAATCACAAGATAATTATTGGTGGTTATATAATCTGTGGCGAGATCTTATGAAAGAATATACATTTCGTTATGGTAAGCATCATGTCGCAGAAAGATTGATTCCATTCTTATCTTTTGCGCCAACTAATATAACAGAAAGTATTGCAACTCCAATGCCACAGTGCATGCCAGAGCAATATAAAGTACCAACTGATTCTATTCAAGCATACCACAACTACTATATTAATGACAAACAACCATTTGCTGTTTGGACAAATAGACCAATTCCAGAGTGGTATGTTTGTGAGTGGAAAAATAGAAACCACAAAGCAGTATATCAAAAACAAAACGATAAAATAAAATTTAGAATGGTTCCTGCTTAAATGCAATACATAAATTTATTTCCAACACCATTGTTTATTGATGATCAATTAGTCCTTGCAAAAGAAATTCTACCTGTCGCTGAAGATTATATAAACCAACATGGTATTAAATATCTTGGACAGGAATCGTACGATTCTACTTATAGCATTAACTCTGCATCACTTTTGCAACAAAATGATTTTAGATTAAATAAACTTAATAATTATATAAGCACTGTCTCTAGAAAATACTTTGCAGATAATTGTATAGATTCTAGTATGTGGACTCTTAAACCATATTATCTGTTTAATAAAATAAAAGCAGGTGGCACTCATCAAGCGCATACCCATCCAGGATCTATACTTTCTGGATGTTTTTATTTAAAAGTCCCACAGAATTCTCCACCAATAATTTTTAATGATCCCAGAGTTTACTGGAAATTTATACATTATGCTATTAATTTCGGGAGACCCCGAGAAGATTATAAATTACTACCTGAGTATGTGATTAATCCGATCGAAGGAACATTTTTAATGTGGCCAAGTTGGTTAGAGCACCAAGTACCTACAAGTATTAGTTCTGAAGAGCGAATTTGTGTCGCTTTCAATCTTAATCCGAACTAAATAAAACGAAGGAGTTATTATGCCAACTTATGTATTTCGTAATAAAGAAACTGGTGAACAGTTTGAAAAATTGATGAAGATCTCAGAACTCGACTCATTCAGAGCCGACAATCCCCAATTAGAAACAGTAATTCAAGCAGTGTCATTTGGAGATCCCACTAAATTAAGTTCAACACGTAAATTTGATACTGGATTTAAAGAAGTCCTACAAAGGATACATGAAAAAACTCCAGGAAGTCAATTAGATAAGTCATCTTCACAACTATAAGGAATTCTAATGGCTCGTACCACAGCAGCAAAAAAAGTAATAGATCTACATAATGAAGAACGTGAGTCAAAGCCAGTTGCTAGTAATCAATTAAAATTACGATTAGATAATTTAAAAACATTTCAACCATTAACAGATAATCAAAAAAAATTCTTCGATGCTTATAAACTAGGTGACTACTTTATAGCATTGCATGGTGTCGCAGGAACAGGTAAAACTTTTATCGCACTTTATAAAGCAATAGAAGAAGTTCTCGATAAAAATAATCCATTCAATAAAATTATTGTAGTTCGATCTGCAGTACAATCACGTGAGATGGGACATCTTCCAGGAGATGTAGGTGAGAAGATGGAAATCTATGAACAACCTTATCGTCAAATCTGTCACCAGTTTTTTGATCGCAAAGATGCATGGGATCGTTTAGAAGAACAGGGTCATATTAGTTTTATCTCTACATCTTTTATTCGTGGTATGTCATTTGATAATGCTATTATTATTGTTGATGAGATGCAGAACTTAACTTATGAAGAGATTGATACAGTTATGACTCGTGTGGGACATATGTCTAAAATTCTTTGGTGTGGTGATTATCGTCAAACTGATCTAAATAAGAAACGTAATGATATGTCAGGTATTCTTAAATTCTTTGATATCGCTCAGCATATGAAAGCATTTACTCGTATTGAGTTTACTGTAGACGATATTGTTCGGTCATCCTTAGTCAAGGATTATATTTTGGCTAAACTAAAATACGAAGATTACGAGGACAGAAAATGATAACATCAGAACAATTTCACCATCTATTTCCAAGAGCACAAGACCCAACATCATGGGCAGAGTCTATGTGTAATGTATTTCCAACATATGATATAACAACACCAAAACGTGTGGCAGCATTCCTCGCTCAGTGCGGTCATGAGTCTGGTGGTTGGACAGTGTTTGAAGAAAACCTTAACTATTCAGCACAAGGATTAAATGGTATCTTCAAGAAGTATTTTCCTACACTTGAATCTGCACAACCTTATGCACGCAAACCAGAAATGATTGCCAATAAGATCTATGCTAATCGTATGGGTAATGGCGCACCAGAATCAGGTGATGGATATAGGTTTCGTGGTCGTGGACCAATTCAACTAACTGGTCGTGCAAACTATACAGCATTTGCTAAAGAGATGTTTGAAGACTGGCAGAATGTGGTAGATAATCCTGACTGGGTTACTGCTGATCGTGATTTTGCTCTTATGTCAGCTATTTGGTTCTGGAATAAAAATGGACTAAACAAAGAAGCAGACGCAGGTGATCTAAAATTAATGACCAAAAAGATTAATGGTGGTTACATTGGACTTGAAGATCGCATTAAACATTATAATGAGTGTATTGATTTACTTACCTAATGCCAACATTTATACATCATGATCTTCCCAAATTGGAACGTACCGACTCTAACCAAGTTAGACTTTACAAAACCCCGTCGGGTCGAGCCTATCCAAGCATCACCACCATTACAGGACTCCACTCAAAACAAGGAATCCTCGAATGGCGAAAAAGAGTCGGAGAAGCAGAAGCAAATAGAATCTCCAGCCAAGCAAGTAAACGTGGAACAAAAGTCCATGGATATTGTGAATCATATCTCCGCAGTGAACTCTGTGAACCTGACACGTTCGATTCAGAGATATTTGGAAGAATTAGACCCTACCTCGAAAAAATAGATAACATACATGCATTAGAAACACCATTGTATTCTGATCATCTTGAGGTTGCTGGGACTGTTGATTGTATTGCTGAGTATGAAGGTAAACTTTCAGTTATTGATTTTAAAACTTCAAGCAAACCAAAGACTAGAGATCACATCCATGGCTATTTTATGCAGACTGCAGCATATGCTGTGGCATTCGAAGAACTAACAGGAATTCCAGTAGGAAGACTGGTTATCATAATGGGTATAGACGATAATCCGACAAAAATATTTGTCGAAAAAAGAGATGACTGGATCGATGGATTTAAAAGTCTAAGATTAGAATATAAAAGTAAACATGGAATCTAATATTAATTTTTTTGAGCATGTATTATCTAATGATGACTGTCAGACATTAATAAATTATTTACTAAATGATACTCCATCAGCAGTTTCATTAGATTATAATAATTTAAAAAGAACACGAGTATTAGAGCATTACATTGTTATTGATCTAAGTAAAAAATTAAATATCAATTTTGATCGAGCGTTTTTAATGCATTATAATGCAGGAATTGGTTCCGTATTACATAATGATAACTATTCGATTGAAGAATCACGAGAAGTATTTAATGCATGGAAATCTTCTGCTGTTGTGTTTTTAAATCAAGAATTCGATGGTGGAGAATTGATTTATCCAAATCAGGGGATTACTATAAAACCAGTAACAGGTAATATGGTAATTGCACCAGCAGATGAAAGCGCACCACACTTCGTGAGTCCATCATCTTCAGATAGATATGTATTAGTATTAAGAATTATTTGACACGTAAGAATATATAATGTATAATTGTGATATTGCTGTATGAAGCAAAGAGAAAAGTGTTCTGGACGGGAGTTCGATTCTCCCCACCTCCACCAAAAAGATAATTATGAAAAATAGATATACCGCATTGTGTCCAACTTGTTTTATTAGATTTCAGTGGATAAAGGACAATGGGTTATCGAAACATAAGTGTCTTTCTGATGGGGGTGACTAGGTTTCGACAGGGCAACAAGTAAATGCGTGGACAGCACGAGACAGATACTCGTTAAAAGTAAAAAACCGTAAACGCAAACGACGCACAGTTCGCATTAGCAGCCTAAACACTGCTTAGGGTTTCGGTAGGTTTCCTCGTAACAGAATAACCTACCACTTTATTATGCCAGCCACGTAGTGTGCCAGCCATATAATTTTAACCTTATTACAACTTATAGGAAAATAAATGAAATTGAAACTTATCACTGCTGCTTCTCTAGTAGCATTCTCTGCAATGGCAAGCGCACAGTCATCTGTAACTGCAACATATGGTGTTAAAGAAGCAAATGTTACAAGTGTGCAGAGCCATGTAACGAACATGTCTGTTAAGACTCGTGCATTTACCAATGTCGATCTTGATGCAGGTATCAATACTGAAACTGCTGACGTAGCACGCACTGTTACAAATCGTTATGAAATTGGTGTATCTACAGGAATGGATCTAACTTCATTTCTTCGTGGTGATGTTCGTCTTGGTACTGGTATGAAGCAAAAATCAGGTGTTCAAGACTTTGGTTACTACTCTGTAGAACCTGGAGTTACTGCAAAGTTTGGTGATATTAGCACACGTGTAGCATATCGCTATCGTACTGCATATGACTCAAATGTTAATGCTGATACTAGTCAAACTATGCGTTATAGCGTAGGTTATGCATTAACTAAGAAAGATGCTATCCGACTTGGATATGATGTTCAAAGTGGTGATGGTGCTAACAAGCAAACTACTATCGCTTACACTCGCTCATTCTAATTTAAGAGTTGATGGTCTCTTTAAAACCATCATGGATTAGTGAAGTCTTCGCTTGATGTTAGCAACCGATCACCCAATGGTATCTTGTACTAACTTATAGTGGCAACATTAATATTGTCAATTTATTTTTAATTGTTAGGATATGATATGAAATCACTTATCGCATTGGTAGCATTGGCATTCGCATCACTTTCTTTTGCAGCTGAACCTGTTAAGAAAGAAGAATCAAAGGCTCCAGCAAAAACTGAAGCAAACTGCGTAACTAAAGATAAATCTGGTAAGTGTCCACCTGCTCCAAAGTCTGAAAAGCCTACTCCTAAAAAAGTAGAACATAAAGACGAAAAGAAAGCAGACGCACCAAAAGCAGAAGCCGTAAAGAAGTAACAATTCCTAAATAATTGTTACAGTGGGTTGAAGGATCCCAATAAAACCTTCATTTTACACACACAACACAAAGGAGTATTTTATGTCAAATCTGACACCATTCGAAATTCGTCTTGAACTATTAAAAATGGCCAAAGACATGTTAAATGATGATTATTATGGGAAGCGTGAGGTTATTAGCAATGTTTGGCAATCCAAACTAGAAATTGCTAAAATCAATGGTGGTGAGTTGCCCGAACATCCAGGGTTTCCAACTTATCCATCAGAAGCTGAAATCATTTCAAAAGCACAAGTGCTTAATGGTTTCGTTTCAAACATCCCAAATATAGATACAAAGACTAGCAAAAAGTCTGCCTGATCGGGATAGGAGAAGTGCATTTTGCACTTCTCTCTAACTTTAAAAGGAGAACTATGCGACAATATCGTTTATATGTTCCAATCATACTATTAATACTATGTTTAAGTTTTTATTTGAATTCAGTACTATCAAGTAAAGACATTTATTTAAAGATTAACTATTCACAGTTAACACCAGAATCTCAAGAACAAGTGCGTTGTCTTGCAGACAACATTTATTATGAGGCTGGCTATGAGCCAGATGATGGTAAACTTGCAGTCGCACTCGTCACAATGAATCGTTTACAAGATCCAAGATATCCAAAAGATATTTGCTCTGTAGTCAAACAAAAGGTAAGATCAACATGTCAGTTTAGTTGGTTCTGCGAAAACGTAAAAGCCAAAAGAAATGAAGTATACAATAAAGCAATGGAAGTTGCTCTTGATGTCTATGCTAATTATGAGAAGCTGACAGACATCACGTATGGTGCATTATTTTATCATGCTGATTACGTCAATCCAAGATGGAAGTTAGAAAAGACGACTGTTATCGGTAGACATATTTTTTATAAAGAAAGTGAAGGAAAAGATGATGCAAAAAATGAACATTCAACTAAAGGAAGATCAGTCTTCTAAACATTCCTTCTTCTTACTAATGGAAGAAGTTACGTTGACTAGTGTGAAACAAGCAGTTGAGTGGATATTCGAAGCCAACTTCTCTGAAGAACCACCTGAACTAATGAATTTAATCATTACAAGTCCAGGTGGTGATTTAAATGCTGCATTTGCATTGATTGATACTATTCGTGGTTCTTCAATTCCAGTTAGAACAATTGGACTTGGACAAGTTGCCTCAGCAGGATTGATGATCTTTATTGCAGGACATAAAGGACATCGTCTGCTGACACCAAATACATCAATACTCTCGCATCAATACTCTTGGGGTGCGTTTGGTAAAGAACATGAACTGTTCGCTACTGTGAAAGAGTTTGATTTAACTACCAAGAAGATGATTTCCCATTACAAAAAATGTACTGGGTTATCAGAAACAAAAATTCGAGAAGTGCTATTGCCACCTCAGGATATCTGGCTTAGTGCTATCGAAGCAAAAAAGTTAGGACTCTGCGATGACATTAAAGAACTTTCTTAATTATTGTAAGTATTCTGGTGTATGGATTTCTCTCACATTAAATCCATATCACTGGAGATTATCATTTGACTACACAAAACCAGATGATATGGATCCAAGTTTATATTCTATCCATATCAGCATTGCGCCATTATCAATAAAATTTGTATTGGATGATGGATCATGGTAACAGGAATTTTTACAAAACTTAAACCACCTTCTTTTTTAAAGGAACTTATTATGTCAGATAATGTTTTTATCATTTCAATTGCACTTGCTGTTTTGACTGCGATTTGCGCACTTGGTCATGATTCATATGTTTCAACAAAATCTATTGAAAGAAACATTGAATCCGCTATCGTTAAAGGTATCGATCCATTAGCTGTTCGTTGTGCTTATGCTAAACGAGATGACACTATTTGTATCGTTTATGCATCTTCACACAACTCACCCTCCAGTTTGTCTAGTTCTAAAAAGTAATACTTTAGGATTCTAGCCGATACCCCTCATCTTTTGAGGGGTATTTTTCCTTGTAGAATCAACAACTTACCCTCTCTCCAGAAAGTTGTTGTCTTTAATCGACCTTTGGAGCATAATATATCTTATAGTGAATGAGAAAGGTTTATTATGAGTCGAATGGCTGAATTAGACATGGAAATAAACGATGCGTTAGATGCACATCGTGGTCCAGAAAATTGGATGTCCTGCGAGGAAATTGCATTTCAATTGGAAATTCCAGTTGAGTTGGTGCATCAGGTTGTTGAAAACAGATGGAACATTTTGATTGGAGAATCAGTATGAGTTTACTTACAGTCGGCAACCCAAAATTGCTTAAAGGTGAGAAGAAAGGCTATTTGTCTTCTGTTCTACACTTTGCGCCAGCAACTCTTTCTGGTAAAGAAGTCTGCCCCAAGCGCACAGCTGGATGTACTGCTGCATGTTTGAATACTGCTGGTCGTGGTGGCATCTTCAAGAAAGGTGAAACCACCAATGTGATTCAAAAAGCACGGATCCGTAAGACCAAAGCATTCTTCGAAAATCGTCAAGCATTTCTCAATGAGTTGACTGTTGAGATTATCAAAACAAAAACCAAAGCAGAAAAACAAGGACTGATTCCAGTCTTTCGTTTGAATGGCACTTCAGATCTCGCATGGGAAAAGTATGAAGTTGCAAATGGTAAAAACATTTTCCAAATGTTTCCAGAAGTGCAATTTTACGATTACACCAAAATCAACAATCGCAAAGTTGCACACATTCCAAACTACCACCTGACTTTCTCTAAAGCAGATGGAAACGATATGGATACTCGACTTGCAATTTCAAATGGTATGAATGTCGCAGTTGTATTCCACAAAGTGCCAGAGAACTATCTTGGTCGTCCAGTTATCAATGGCGATGAGACTGATCTTCGTTTCTTGGATCCTAAAGGTGTTATCGTTGGTCTCAAAGCCAAAGGTAAAGCCAAGAAGGATCTTTCTGGATTCGTAGTTACTGCTTGACATTAATTCATAATTAGAGTATAATAGAACTTATGCAGATGCTACATACATCACTTGGTAAAACCAAGAAGAAGAAACCGACTGCCAAACAACGAGAGTTGCAGTCGTCGTGGGAAACCATGTTAAAGAAGTATGCCACAAAGACGATTGCACCTAAACAACAATCACTCAGTGAAGTATACTCGCTCGGGAGACCTGCTGGTCGGGAGACCCCTAAGATTCCGAGTCTTCCATTCAGTGGTGCACCATGCACTAAAAAAGACTCACCAGTCTACACTGGATCTCTAATTAAGGGTATTGGTACTATGCACAAATCAAATGCCATACCAATTTTTAGTGATGAACAAGCAGTTGAAATTGCAACAATGAGGAGATGATATGAAAGTGTTCTCTGCATTCCCAACTCCGATATATATTAATAATATTGAATACGATAATGATCTACTTAATACTGTGAAAACCTATGACTATGAATCATTTCACTCTAAAGAACTATCTGGTCGTTACACAGTATCTAAAAATATATTAGATAAATCTGAGTTGAAATTTTTAAGAACAATTATTGAACAAAATTATAATACACTTTTTTATGATATACTTGGCTTTAATAAAGAAATTGAATTTAGAATAGCAACATCTTGGGTAGTTAAATTAGAACCACAAGATTTTGGACACAAGCACTATCATTGCAATAGTTTTTTTAGTGGAGTGCTCTATTTGGAAGTTGATGAGACCACTAGTCCCATCGTCTTTTATAGAAATACATCAAACATAAATGAAATGGGTAATCCAGTTATAATTGAAATTCCATTTGATGAAGACTTCTATTATAATGAATTTAATTCGCCATCTTGGAAATATCAACCAAAGAAGGGTGATTTGATTTTATTTCCATCTAATTTGGCTCATATGATGCCAGAAAATAGTTCTAACATCACAAGATATTCACTGGCATTTAATATATTTCCTTATGGAATATTCGGTAAAAATACTGAAAACGCATTGGAGTTAAAATGAAAACTTTACAACAACAAGAAACTGAAGCAGTCTTAGCAATGGGCGAGCAGTTAAAAATTTATGAACAACAAATTGATGTTCTCAAGAAACGAATCGAGAAACTTGAGTCTGATAATGAAGCCTTAGTTATGGATGTTGCATTCTATGGTGGTAACTTGCTTAACTTGTCTTGCAATAATAAATAAGGTATAATTATGAATAACTTTGAACTGGCTAACCTACACTTCAAATATCAAGATCTGCAATTAGAGGTTATGAAATTGGATAAATTTTTCACGATGTACTTAGATAAATTTTCTAAAAAATTAGATCCTGAAAAACCAAATACTCCAATCTGGAAATTATACAAACAAAAAACGAAAGAATATCATGATCTTTGCAGAGAACTTCGAATCACCGACTACTACATTAAAAGAAAAACCAATGTTTAAAACAGCCAACGAATTTTCAATGCATATTGAAGAAATTGTTCGTGATAAGAGATTGTCTTATATGGATGCTGTCTTGGAATACTGCAAAGAAAATTATTTGGAACCAGCAGATGTTGCATCTCTGATAAATAAATCTCTAAAGGATAAGATTGAAATGGATTTTAGAGAGTTGAACTATCTACCTAAACAGGCAAAATTGGATGTGTGATGGATGGCTTTAAAGCGTATCGTTATTACCTAGCGATTAAACTTCATTTCACTTCTGAAAAATTTAACGTCTTCGAAAATCGAGGTAATGTTAAAGGTACACGTGAAGCATTCACCGCCAGAAATGATAGATATATATTCGAGAAACTTGCCAACAAGTACAACGATGATAGAGAAATTATTCAGTTCTTTGTTGCAAATTTTGCTTATGGTAATGAGTCTGCGATATATGAAGGACAACAGGCAGAAGAAAATCTTGTCGAATGGATTAAACGAAAACAGTCAATCACACAAAGGTTCATTGATGACTTAGCTACTATATTAACACACACTGAGGTAAATAGGTTACCACAAACATCTATCTTCAACTTTATTGATTCTGCATATCCAGTTACATTAGAGTTGTTTGTTGGAGGTAAGGTATCGATAGAAACTCTTAGGATTATAGATGATTTTTATCCGATAATTGCAAAATGGCAAGATAATACCTCTATTAAATATATTTGGAATCAAGAATTGTTGAGAATTAAAAAGTTGACTGGCTTCGTTAAATACGATAGAATTAAGGCTGAAAAGATCTTTAGTCACTTCATGGAAGAAATCGAGATTTGACATCATGGGCAAGACATATTATAAGTCATCGAAATCAGATGATGATAGTTTTGGTGGTCGTTCAGGGAAACCTGCCAAACATGCTAGTGGTCGAAAGACTGGTGGTATGAGAACGATAAATAGTTATGTTGAAGAAGATTATGATTTAAACAATGAAGACTTTGATGACGACATTGAACTAGATGATAAAATACAAATCGACCATACTAAAAATAAACCGTAATATTAATATAAAGGAAATACGATGGACATTCAAACACTCCGCAAAATGCGCAATCAAGACTTCGGAAAAATCTCTGGAGAATTCGATAAGATTGCTAATCCCCAAACCGAAAAGAAATCATATTCAGACGATCGCTTCTGGCGTCTCGAAGGTGACAAAGCTGGCAATGGCACAGCAACTTTCCGATTCCTACCACGTGTAGAAGGTGATGAACTCCCATGGGTTCGAATCTTTTCTCATGGCTTCCAAGGTCCAACTGGAAAGTGGTACATCGAAAATTCTCTAACCACTCTTGGTGAGAATGACCCTGTTGGTGAGTTGAACACAACTCTTTGGAACTCTGGTTCTGAAGCCAACAAAGAAATCGCTCGTAAACAAAAACGTAAGTTGTCATTTATTGCCAACATTCTCATTGTGTCTGATCCAAAGCATCCAGAGAATGAAGGTAAGGTATTCTTGTTTAAATTTGGCAAGAAAATCTTTGATAAGATCATGGACAAAGCACGTCCAACTTTCGAAGACGAAAAGCCTGTAAACGTGTTTGATTTGTGGGAAGGTTCTAACTTCAAATTGCGTATGCGTAAGAAAGATGGCTACGCAAACTATGACGAATCTTCTTTTGCAGATCCAGCACCTGCTGCTTCTGATGAAGACTTGGTTCGTATCGTAAATGGTCAGTACAAGTTGTCTGAGTTTACTGATCGTAGTAACTTCAAGTCTTATGATGAGTTGAAGAAGAAACTAGATGCAGTTCTTTCTGGTGATTCTTTTGCTGGTAAGTCTGCTGCACAAATGGCTGAAGAAGAAGATCGTCCTGTTGCATCTGCACCAAAGATGGCTTCTAAACCAGCACCTGTGTCAAAGTCGATGGATGACGATGAAGATGTTATGTCTTATTTTCAGAAGATCGCTAAAGAAGACTAATTAGTTTTTACCAAAAAGAAAGGGGACTTTCGTCCCCTTTTTTATTATGCGAATTTAGATCGTAACCAACTACTTGCTGATGATTCAGGATTTCTTATCGCTGGTCTTGTTACTTGCGTTACATTAGAGTTGTTTGTTACTGGTGCATTTACTGCGACAGTGCCACCACCCTTAGCATTTTGTCCCTTAACTTCGGCAGAAGTATCTGCATTCATTTTAGAAGCATTGGCTACTTTAGTACCATCCACTTGCATGGCACCACCAGCTGCAACGAATGCTGTTGCTTTTAGCCATGGGAAGTCATTGACAGCATCCATTCCACCTTTTGGAATTTTACCGAATGCTACCATAGCACCACTCAACTTATCGAGTCCCATTGCTGCTTTCATCACACCTTCGCCATTTTGACCAATTTTAATCAATTGTTCAACAGGACTATCAGTGCCAATAGTCAATAGTCTACCAACTAAGTTTCCGATACCAGCAACTGCCTGACCAGCACCAAATGCTGCCATAGCAAGACCCAATGCAGCTACACCTGCTGCTACTGATAGTAAATTACTACCATCCATCTTTCCTATTCGTTCGAGACCATCGGTCATGTCAGAAAAACCTTTTCCAACTGCCTGCATGGCTTCACCGATTACATACAACGCACCACCCATTAATCCTAATGCCACTGCGCCAGCAATAATTAAAGGTGCTGCTGTACCAGCAATTGCACCGATTATTCCAAGTCCTGCCACTGCTGCTAATCCTTTACCGATTGTTTCCCAATCTAATCCTTGGAAATTTTGCATAGCATCACCAGTGATCCATAGAGCACCAGCAAGTATTACTAATGCAGCACTGCCAATTAACATAGATGGAGAAGATTTTCCAAGCAACATAGCAATGCCAGCAAGTCCTAACAATGCCACCCCACCCATAGCGATACTTTCCCATTCGACATCAGCGAATTCTTGAAGTGCTTTTGCCGTTACGTATAATGCGCCAGCAAGTATCACCATCGATGCAGCACCTTTGATTACATTTGCATTACCAAATGAACCAATACCTTTAGCGATTCCAGTTAACAAACCTTGTATACCTGATCCAATACCTTTACCTAGTCCAGCGATACCACCACCAAGTGCTTTAAGACCAGCACCAATTCCAGCCATTATACCGCCACCACCACCTTCTCCACCAGATGCAGCCTGTGCTTTAACTGGTGTAGAATCACCTCTGGTATTTTCCTCAATCTTTTCCAGAAGATCAGTTTGAGAACCCATCATTCGATTATTTTCTAATTCAGTTTCTTCAGACTTACCTGCATTTGCTGCAGCTGTGGTAGCAGTTGGTGGTTTTAATCCAGCCGAGTTACCACTAAGATTACTAAGTATCGCTCTGTTCACTGGAGTTGGACTTTTCACATCAGTACTATAATCGTACTTTGCATATTCATCTGCACTGGCTTGTCGTTTATCTAATAAAGCACGACCTGCTTTAGATTTACCCATCTCGTCATCACTATGACCCGTAATAGATTTAAACTTTTCTATAGCAGCTTCATTTTTCTTTATTTCTTTTGACGCATTGTGCGCACCCTCATAATCTTTTTTCAGCTGTTCACGTGTTCCTGGATTACCGAGTGCTTTTTGTTTTTCAATAAACTTTTCTCTTTCCATACTTTTATTGAATACACCACCGATGTTAAGTGCACCCATTACCTTCTGTTTCACATTACTAACAGATAGAGATTGTTTTAAGTTGTCTTTTTTATCTTGAATCTTTTCGCCGAGTGTTTTGAATGTTGTCATACCTTTAGCAATTTCAGATATTGCTTTGGCTTCTTTGTCCCATTCTTTTTGGAAATCTTCGTCAGACTTCCCCATTCGTTTCGTAGTTTTTAACTGATCAGATAGAGTATCTCTAATTTTAGCGAGGATAGCAGTATCGCTTGCCTGTCCTCCACCAAGTTTAGCAGCAGTGGCAGATTGAACCTTATTCGATAATTCCATTAGTTGTTTAATGGAAGTCAACTCACCTAATGTAGCAGATTGAACTGCTAAAATTTGTGAGAATCCTTCAGTAGTAGTACTGGTCTGTTCTCTAATACTAGAATTTACCGAACTGTTGCTGGTTCTCTTTGCCATTTTATCTTACTCTCTTTTGTGATTCTAATCTACGTTTTTCTTCTTCTAAATACTGAATCAACATATGCACATATATTTCTCGTTCAAACGGTATCATTTCCTCAATTTCCGTAAGCGAGTACTTGTGGTATTGCATTAAAGCAAAATTCATCTTATAATAATTGTGCAATGTCTCATGACAAAGGTTTATTAAAAAAAACTTTGGAGTCCCTCCAATGTCTTCTTATGTTCTTTACTACAAAGGGGACATGTGTACTCAATATCTTTTTTAATCTTAGGCATTGTAGTAAAGAATTTTTGTACTTTCAGAAACTGTTCTGAAGTTAAATTCTCAACGAATGCTAAAAGTTCTTTTTCTGTTTGTTCATGACCATGGAAAATTTCATCGCCTTGATAGATATAATCTATTGAATTTGCGATAATCTTAAAGATATTGTCGATATTTTCTGTATCTGCAAGTTCTAGTTTCTTGGACATTTCTACTGTTGGATATTTCATCACAACACCAACATCTCCAAACAACTCAATCTTTTTATTATGGTCTGCATCTTTTTCTACGGACAGTTTTGTTAAGTCAATACTAATCTTAACTTTGGCTTTGTCGTTTTCTTCACCATGATCTACATCACATGGGACTAAAATTTCAATAATTTCTCCAACAGACTTAGCACGAATCTGAGTAAACATATACTCAAGATCAAATGTTGCCAGTTTGTTAATATCAATCTTATCAAGAACACAAGAGCCGATAACACCCTTCAGACTATCTACCATCACAGATAAATCTTCACTTTGTTGGGCAATCAGCAGAGCCTTTTCTTCTTTAATAAGAAATGGACGGTATTTAATCGATTCATTAGTTGAGGGAACCACCATACTGTATGTTGGTGTACTCATCATTGGTAAAGACATATTATTCTCCTTTAGACATATTCTTAATTAACTTATTCAACTCACTTGTGCTACCTACAAAGATAGCATTGTTTGTCACCTTCTTACTCGTTTCTGATTTAGAAGGTGCATCAAGTTTGGCTTTTTGCTGATGTATATCCATAAGTTGTTGGTTAACATCGGCTAACTGTTTCATCAAATTACCCACGACTTCAAAAGCACGTGGGTGTTCACTAGATTTTGCTACTTCCAAAGCATGCATTAAAGCATTTTGTCCTGTAGTAAGTAACTCACGAAGATTATCTCTGGCTGTATCATAGTCAGATTCAATTCTTTCATTTGGTGGAGTTACTATTTCTCCTGTTTCAGCAACAATCATTTCATTCTTTGGTATTGAAGGGATATCAAAGACTTGTGACAAAGAATCATCAATTTTCATATTTATTAATCGTTTCTAGTGTTTCTTGTTGGTGGGTCACCTGGAAATCCTGCACCAAAACTTGCTGCTGGCGCAGGGGTTGGGAATGCTGGCGCAGGTACACCAGCAACTGGGAATGCTGGAGTTGTTGGTGTGATAGTAGGTGTAGCATTTGTTGCTGTTCCTGCAATCTTTTCTTGAGTTCTTCCGAATGCTGCGATACCTAATACCGCACCCATGGCTAAGTGAAACAAACCAGCACCTTGTAGTGTCAGTGGATTCCATTGAGTGACTGGCTGTTTCATTGTTGCCTGTAGTAATGCCCACAGAACTGGAAATATAACCATGTCACACATACACACAATCATGTACATCCAACCCATAGCTGGACGCCACTTTTTCTGCATCCAGTCTTCGTCTTTTTTAACTTCTTTAATTTCATCAGCCATCTTTATCTCCTTAACGTCTTCTTAACAGACTTGGTATTTTTGTAACTAATTTTGCACCAATTGCACCTATAGCAAAATTCTTCAATTTGTCCACTAATGTATTTTGTTGTTTTGGACTAACTGAATCAACAGTTGTTGTAAAGTCTGGACTATATCTGCTCGCTGAATCTGGAATCACCCCATAAGTCTGGGATATGTGTTCATCAGATAATTTAAATCCATCTGCAACTCTTTCCGTAATATAGTATTTGTAGACAAAGTTCACTGACATCTTCATGACATCTTTTGAAGTTGTATCTAATTGTATAGCACCTACACTTTTTGGGTATGCTTCAAACATAGTGACTTTATATCTAACATTATTTTCTAGATCTTCCACGAATACTGTAATGTCTGTAATGTATTCTTTATAGTAGCTGAACAGACGAGTATCTGGATTTTGAATAGAGATTGTCCATGTATCAAACAATTCTTTAACTGCCATTGCTCTGTCTACATAAAATGACATTGATATTGGTTCGTAAAGTCTTTCATATGGTGTTTCTCTAAATTCACCGAATGCTCTATTCTGTGTTGTTGAATAATTAGTACCTGGAATTTGTACTTGGTCACAAAGTAATCCAACTAATCCTATCACTTCTGGATCCAGAAAAGGTGGTTGGAACATAACATGGAATCTATTAGTTCTAGATAATCCACCTCTTTTTATTTGAGCAACAAATTCGTTTAGTTCAGCCATTATAGTTTTCTTATTTTCTTTCTGGAGTCAGACCAGACTTGTTGTTTAGATGCGCCAACAAATCGTTCTACAGGAAGCAACATAGCAGTTGCCCAGTCAGCAGAACTAACTCTTCTAAATTGGCTTCTTACATGACTATTTAAATATTGTTTAACACATGGATGGGCTGCTTTGTATTTCGAAACACCATCTATAAGAGCCCATGAATATTTCAACTTTGTAGTTTCATCCCAACGACTATTGTTCTTAAAGGTTAGCAGAGCATCTAATAAATAGATTCGAAGGTCGTATGGAAGATAATGCATATTAAGACCATAGAATCCATCTGCAGTTTTTCTAAATGGAAACACTAGAGGGAATCTATCATAGTATGGAAGATCCTCTTTTGTTTTTGGATCATAAGCATACATATACAAACTTCCAGGTTGTATAGTAGTTGTATTCTGTGAAGGATCACCTTTTATCACTTGATTTGGGGTGATGTTTTGCTGGGCGAGAGAACTCACCTGTTTGTTGAACCAACTAGTAGATCGTTTAACTGATGTTAATAGATCGTACTGATTACGTTCAAATACGTCTTGCATTGGTTTTTTAGCCATAATGTTATTTAGGTTACTTCAAACCAAGTTCGTGTTCTGTTATTATTTTAAATTCCCATCCACGATCTTTAGCGTATGCTCTTGCAGCAGCCCATTTGGCTTGATTTTTGATATACATAAACGATTCTTGTAGATAACGCTGGGTTTGTTTCCCAGGATATTGTGGAGGATTGGTTTGTTTCTCTGGCTTAACTTCAATTAAGTATGTTTTCAACTTACCGTCATTAGAATTAACCTGTATTTTAAAGTCTACAAAGTAACGATGGATCAGGTTATCTGTTGGACAACGATATGGAACAACAGTTTCTTCTGAACTCCATTTAATAACACTAGGGTTCTTATCGCACCACATGGCAAAGCGTGTTTCCCAGCTAGATCTCATAATTATATTTGTAGGATCCCCTGCATATTTTTCTGCAAAAACTGGCTTGAACGATCTTTTATGGAACATAAATAACTAATTAGAAATAAATAACATCCCCTTTATTTAGAGAAACCAAATGGCACTACAATATAACGACGATGGCGAACCAGAAGATCAGCCAGTAGAAACACCTGATAATCAGGCAGAGGTTCAAGCGCAAACACGTGCCGTACCTGTTTCTAAGAGAGAAACTTATCCAGAAAAACAAGCAACTAAATTTGAACAATTTGGTAAAGAAACTGGTAAGTATGACATCGGTAATTATCAGTATCCTGATGATTTAACTACTGATTTTAGGTATGGTGGTAACTATGTTATTTTTTACATTAACGTAGCAGAAGATTCGAAGTTAATATCAAAATATAAAGCAGATACGGTAGATGATTTCCCAGCCAGAGATGTTGGAGATAATCGTGCCATGAATTGGGATCAAAAGAGTCTTATCGGAGCAAATGCTGGGGTTAATACTATTACTGGTATTGCAGGTGGAACCATCGGATTCGGTCCAGCTAAAAGTGTTGCTGAGGGTGTTGGTAATGCAGCTAAAGGTGCAGCTGTAGCAAATATTGGAACTGTTGGTATTGCAGTAGCATCTACAATGACTACTGATCAGTTAAGATCTCAGAAAAGATTAAAGACTGCTATTGCTTTACATATACCAAACAAACTTGGTATAAAGTATGGAGTTACATATGACTCCACTGATACTGCTGGGCTTGGTATGGTAAAAGCACTTGGTGGAGAAACAGCTGATGCTATTATGAATGCGCTTGGAAAATCTAGTAAAGAAAGTAATGTTACTGGTGTGGCTCAGGCAGTTATCACAAACCTAGCATTATCAAAAGGACCAAATGCCGAAGCAAATTCACAGATGCTTGGCATGGCAGCAAATCCTAAGAAAGAACAAGTATTTAAGGGTGTTGACTTTAGATCGTTCTCTTTTGAATATCAATTCTTTCCAAGAGATTATAGCGAAGCACAAAATGTACTTAGGATCATTGAAGAATTTAAGTTTCATATGCATCCAGAATTTAAAGATGACAATAACTTCGTTTATCTCTATCCTTCTGAATTTGATATTTTTTACTATCAGGGTGGAGAAGAGAATTTAAATTTACATCGTCATACGTCATGTGTTCTTACAGATTTAGATATTGATTATACTCCAAATGGACAATTTACTACATTTGCTGATGGCATGCCAACTCAAATTAATGTTACTTTAGCATTTAGAGAATTGGCTCTGTTGACAAAAGATAAGATTAAGGCAGGTCTATAATGTACTTCGAAAATTTTCAAAAAATATTATATGATTTTGACATAGAAGCAAAGGCTGGCACTGGCACTCAGGCATATGCAATCTGTGATTTGGCTGGTGGTGGTGTGAATGCAATTACTGTAACGAACGTGGGTTCTGGATATACTTCAGCAACTTGTATATTTGGACCACCCGATAATGGTGAAGCTGGTGTATCTGCAACTGGAAGAGTAGTAGTTATTGGTGGACAGATATCATCTATAGTTGTAACAAATCCAGGAACTGGATATACTACTATACCAGATGTAACAATTTCTAATCCATATGGTATCACTAGAAAATTTCATAAACTTATTGCCATGACGGATATTACTACAAATATTCGTTTTAGAAAAGAAATTCTATCTAATGTAACTACATATGACTCATATGATATTAAAGATGGAGATACTCCAGAAATTCTTGCTGAGAAAATATATGGTAGTCCAGAATATCATTGGGTTATAATGTTAGCAAATAATCGTTATGATTATTTGGCTGACTGGCCACTAACGTATGGTGCTCTTCAAGAATATGTAGATTCAAAATATGGAGCCACTGCAGATAGCATTCGTCATTATGAAGATGCCAATGGTCATGTAGTTATGGGTGGTGTTTCAGTATCTAATAGAGAATATGAAGAACGAATAAATGAAAGAAAGAGAAGAATAAAAATAATTTCTCCTTCTTTAATTAGCACTATTCTGGCGAATTACAAAGATTTGATTTAAATGACAGCCAAAACAATAAGATTCGCTGGTGATGTAAACGTAAATTCTATTAAGATTGTTACCAGATCTGGTAACTCTCAGAATATTACTGCTCAGGTTATTAACATCCAAATATTCGAAGACTTATTTTCTCCATTTATCACAGGCTCTCTTGTACTTAAAGAATCATTAGATTATGTTAATTTATTACCATTCACTGGTGAGGAACAAGTAGAAATTGATATTAGTACTCCAACCTTATCCAAGGGTAATATTAAAGGTACATTTTATATTTACAAATTAACTGATAGAGAACTGCTTGGAGATAAGTCTGTTACATATCAGTTACATTTTATATCAATGGAAGCCATTGTTGATTTAAATAAAAAGATTAGCAGAGTTTATACTGGTAAAGTTAATGATGTTATTGCAGATATACTAACAAATAAAACTGATGGTCTTCAATCTACTAAAAGATTTATATCAGAAGAATCATCTCGTTCAGTTAAATTCATATCTAATTTTTGGTCTCCTGTTAAGTCCATTAATTATGCTGCACAGTTTGCAGAAAATAACAATAACTCTCCAAGTTTTTTATTCTTCGAAAATAGAGATGGATTTTATTTCACTAGTTTAGAATCTATGTATGAATCTCAATCGGTGCAGAAGTTTACTTATGACAGATATACACGTGATAAAAAGCCTAATGGAGAAGATGCTAGAAATGTAACTGAAGATTTCAAACGAATAAACCTAATAAGTATACCAATAGGGTTTGATTATATTGATAGAATAAGAAGTGGTATGTTTGCTTCTAAAGCAACTTCGTATGATCTAACTAAAAAGTCTTATAGAGTTAAGACATATAATATGTTTGATAAATTTGATACATCTAAACATCTCAACAAATATAACGTGGCTTCTTTAAATTCTATTTTTAGAACAAATTCTTCCATGATGATTATACCAAGATACACTGACGGATTTAGTGGTGGTGGTGATCTTAGTTATTTTAAATCAATTCAACAAAGAATTTCTTTATTGAAAGCAGCAGAGGCGAACAAGATTCACATTTCTGTTCCTGGAAGATTAGATTATACAGTCGGGCAAAAAGTAGAAGTTAGATTGAATAAAGTAGAACCATTAAGAAGCAGTGATAGAGATATCGAAGATAAAATGTTTTCAGGTTTTTATATAATTTCTGCTATCAATCATAATGTAGATAAAGAAATGCATGAGTGTCATATGGAATTGATTAAAGATAGTTTGTTAATGAGTGTAGATAAGGCGAAAAAATAATGTTTTATTCAGGTATTGTAGAAAACAGATCAGATCCACTTCAACTTGGTCGTTGTCAGGTTCGTATTGTGGGATTACACACCCATGATAAAACTCAATTACCGACTAATGAATTACCATGGGCACTTCCAGTACAACAAATTGGTTCTGCTGCAATGAATGGTATTGGTTATACTCCAGTTGGTCCAGTTGAAGGTACTACTGTTATTATTATGTTTGCTGATGAAGATCAACAACAACCAATTATACTTGGTACTATTGGTGGTATACCACAAGCACCAACTGCTATTGATGATGATGACAACTCTAGTCCTGTAGAAGATAGCACAGAAGTTTCTAAGATAGAGTTGAGAACTATTGTTGGTCCAGTTAATGGAAAGAAATTAACATTCATAGACAAAGCAACAGGAAGAACTGATTTAACTAAAGATCTAAAAGCCAATATGAAAGTTATTGGCTTTCAGTTACCTGAAGATACATTTATTGTTAGTGTAGATAGTGGCACTCAGATAACTATTAATAATGTAGTTGCAGGTTATGGTGAAAATATCATAACATTTAAAGATGCACCCACTAATCTTGCAGAAGTTAATGCAAGTAAAGCACAAAATTATTTGACAGATGGCTCAGGAAAACCAGTTACTTCTGGAGATGGAACACCAATTACCGTTGGAGAATCTCCAGTTCAACCAACGAAAACTAATCTTGCAATACCTACAAAACCACCAAAAGGTGCATCTCTAAATCCTGCTAAAGCGGAGGAAGGCATCAAAGCACTTATTGCTGCATGTGATAAAGTTGGATTAACTACCAGAGAACAGAAGTGTGCGCTGCTTGGTATTGCTGGTGGTGAGTCTGGTTGGATCCCACAATTAGAAAGTTATAATTACAGTAAAGATCGTCTGAAACAAATATTTTCTTTTGCGACTGATGCTACTGCTGAACAATATTCACAAGCATCAAAAAAGGGAATGACTAGAGCACAATTTTTCTCTTGGGTTTATGGACCAACTACACGTGGTAAAAACTTTCTTGGTAATCAAACAGATGAAGATGGTGGTAAGTATTTCGGTCGTGGATTTATTCAGTTAACTGGTAAAGCAAACTATAAAAAGTATCAGGACATGTCAAACAAGATGGGTCTAAATTTAGATCTTATCAATAATCCTGACTCACTTGATACTGATATTAATACATCTGCTTTAGTTGCTGCTCTCTATATTAAAGACAGAGTGCCATCTTCTGCAAAAACAACAGATCATCCTGGATATTTTTATGCTGCTAAAAAAGCAGTTGGTGTTAACTCACCAGATATCGCAGCACGTAAATTATCTTATTATGAATATTTTTATGGAGAAGTAGCAGGTGGTGTAGTAGAAAAAGACGCAGGAACAAAAGCAGCAACACCACCAAAAGATGGATCTTCTCCAACTCCTGGACCATCTGCAGAATCTAAAAAACGAGGTTCAGATAATACTGGATTTAGAGATCCAAATAATAAGTATCCTTTAAAATCATATATTAATGAGCCAGACACAAATCGTTTGGCACGTGGTATAATTACTGGAACTGTTATAGAGAAAAAAGATTCTAATATAAAAAAGGGTGTGCCGAAAGCAGTAGATCAAGGATCATGGGATCAACCAAATAATGGCTTTGGCTCAAAATATCCTTTCAATAAAGTTATGGAAACTGAGTCTGGTCACATTCAAGAATTTGATGATAGTCCTGGACATGAGAGAATACATACGTATCATCGCTCTGGTACATTTACTGAGATTGATCCAAATGGAACTCAGGTAAATTATATCATTGGTGATAATTTCACACTAATGGAACGAAATGGTTCTATCCATGTGGCTGGTGAATATAATCTAACTGCTGATGGAAACGCAAATATATTCTGCAGATCAGATGCAAACATTGAAGTCTCGTCTAATGCAAATGTTCGAGTTGGAAATAATGTATCACTTGCAGTGGCAAACGATGTAGATATTGCAGTTGGTGGTCATTTTAATGTTAAGGCAGTTGGTGATTTTAATGTTCAGGCTGCAAATATTAATCAGTTAGCTGACAGTGCTATGAAAATAGGATCGAGTGGAACTGTTGATATTAATTCTTCTGGTGTTATGAATGTTAATTATAGTCGAGGTAATTTTGGTGTTAGCGCAACAGCACCTTCTACTGTAGCAGGTACACCACCACCAGCAGGGCAACCTTTAAATCCAACTATTCCTTATTTAATTCCTCCAGAAAGAGAACTCGAACAACAGGCTGCAGTAGAAACCCCAGAAGATTTTAATACACCAGAAGGTCGTAAGCAATCACAAATACAAACACAAAAGGGCGAGCCTAATGCTCCAGCACCTGTTGCAACAGAAGAAGCACCAACACCAACTGGTGGAGCACAATCTAAACCAGTTGCTGCTGATTGTAAGATAATCTATACTACTAAGAATTTCACTAATGACTATACGATATCTAAGAATTTTACATTGGGTATGTTAATGGATGGTGGTGTTAATGGAAAACATAAACTTGTTGACCAAATGCTTCAACCAACGGCTAATACACCATTAAGATTATATACTGTTCAAGAAATTGTTTGTAATTTAGCGATGAGTGCTCAGAATCTACTTGAAAATTATCTAGCTGTTCTTCCAAACGGCATAAGTGGATATAAGAAACAATGGACTATTTCTTCTGGTTATAGATTAAAGGGTGTTGTTAGTTATGAGAGCGCAACATCAGATCACTGTAAGGGACACTGTTTTGATGTTTGTTTACTAGGTGCAGATGTGAGTAATAAAACATATGATCTCGTTCAGAAGATGGAACCACTAGTAACATATGATCAGATGATTTTAGAATATAGAAATCCGACTTCAGTGTGGATTCATTCTAGCTACAAAGCCCCAGGATCACCAGCAGGTGGTAATCGTAAGATGGCATTCACTATGGTAAATGACACAACTTATAAACGAAATGCTAAAGGGATACCTGAGGGATTCGTCTTAATTAATCCAATACCTCCAAAGAATAAAGCATAATGGCTAAGGTAACGTATAAGGGAGCTATGTCAGATGCATCTTGTGGTTTACCTGCAAATGCATTGACTACTGAAGTATGTACCAAAAGTTTTGTAGCAGAGGGTGCTATAGGACTAGTTGGTTCTAAATTCACACAACAGCAGGTGGGAAGTAGTATACATCCTATTAGTGCTAGAAATATAAGTTCTGGTGCATCTAAAACTTTCTTTGAAGGTAAGGCTGCAGCAAGAATTGGAGATTCAATTTCTTGTGGTGATAAAGTAAAAGATGGATCTGCAAAAACGAACGTAGAGTAACCTAAATAAGAATATGGCAAGAAATACAAGAATCTTCTCTGATCTAGACTTCAATTTCACGGCTCACCCAGTGACTAAGGATTTGACACGTCGATATGGCGACAATGCCATAAAGACTGCGCTAAAAAATCTTATCCTAACCAACAACTTTGAACGACCATTTCATAGTGAAATTGGTAGTCCTATTAGACGTTTACTGTTCGAGCCAGCAACTCCTCTACTTGCAGCTTCCCTAAAACAGGCTATTATTAATACTATTAATAACTTCGAGCCAAGAGTAGAGCTAATTAATGTAATAGTTAGCGTAGATGAAGATTCTTATTCAGTTGGAGTTTCTATAGAATTTCAAGTTATTAATACAACAAGACCACTAACTCTTGACCTAACGCTAGAGAGAACACGATAAAATGGCAAATAAAAGAATCACCGTAACAGAGTTAGACTTTGATGGTATCAAAGGAAACTTAAAGAATTTTTTAAAAGGACAGACAGAATTTCAAGATTACGATTTTGAAGGTTCTGCTATGTCAGTTTTAATAGATGTTTTAGCATACAACACGCATTATAATGCTTTGTACAATAACATGTCTATTAATGAGATGTTTCTTGATTCTGCTAGAAAACGTAACAGTGTAGTTTCTATTTCTAAGATGCTTGGTTATTCTCCAAGATCAGCAACATGTTCTCAAGCAACAGTCAATATAGTAGTTTCTGGTGGAACTTCTTCTCCTGGAAATTTATCGTTACCTTCATATAGTCCATTCACAAGTAGTATAAATGGAAAGACATATACTTTCTATACACAGGGAACTATAACTGTGAATAGAGTAGCCAATTCATACACATTTGCTGATGTTTCTATCATTGAAGGTACTCCTCTTTCTTATCAATATAATGTTTCTGCTGGAACACGTTATGTTATACCAAACCTTGGTATTGATCTTGCTACATTAAAGGTTAGAGTACAAGAAAATTCTTCTTCCAACGTCTATGAGACATGGTATAAAGCAGGAGAACTTGTAGATATTGATAATAGCACTCTTGCATATTGGACGAAAGAAATTGATGATGGTTTATATGAACTAACATTCGGAGATGATAATCTTGGTAAAGCACTAGAAGCTGGTAACGTAGTTCACTTAGATTATTTTGTATCTAGTTTAGAAGCACCAAATGGTGCACGATCATTCACATATAATGGATCAACTTTAATTTCTGGTGCTACTGTTGCTATTACAACAAACGATCCTGCCAATAATGGTGCTGATCGTGAAGACACAGAAAGTATTCGTTTTAATGCGCCAAGATCATATGCAGCACAAAATCGTGCAGTAACTCCAGATGACTACAAAGCATTGATTTATTCTGCTGTTCCAGAAGCACAATCAGTAACAGTTTGGGGTGGTGAGGATAATGATCCTCCAGTATATGGCAAAACATACATTTGTGTTAAACCTAGAAATGCTAGTAAGTTAACATCAATCCAAAAGGCTAATATTATTAGTACGGTTTTGGGCAAACGTGGTGTTGTTTCAGTTATACCAGAAATTGTAGATCCAGAATATATTAATATTGCTTTACATGTAACTGTTTATTATAACGAACAAACAACAACAAAAACATCAGATGAAATTGCTAGTCGAGTTAGAACAGCAGTCATGGAATATAATAATACAGATCTCCAAACTTTCGATGGTGTTTTTAGATTCTCTAAATTGAGTAAACTTATAGATGAAACAGATACATCTATCGTAAATAATATTACAACTGTTCTTCTTCGTAGACAACTAACTCCAAGATATAATGTACGTGCTCAGTATATTCTTAATATGATTAACCCTATTTTGAGTACTGGGCTTCCAGAAAATGCTTTTAGTAGTACTGGTTTTTATATTTCTGGTTCGGATCAAATTCACTATCTTGACGATGATGGTGTTAAATATGTTCGTCTTTGGAGATATGGCGATAATGGTATTAAAATTATTGTAGACAATCAATTGGGAACTATTGATTATGCCAAAGGATATGTTGATATACGCAATCTAAATATTGTTGCACTAGCAGATATTGATTTAGAAATTTCAATTCGTCCGCTATCCAATGATGTAGTTTCAGCACTTACACAAATTGCAGAAATTGCAACTGACCACTTATACATAACAGCTATTGCGGATAAAACTGCTTCTGGGGATTTACGTGGTGGTTATAACTATACATTCGCTTCAAGTAGATCATAATTAGTTAATAAAATGGCAATCACAAAACCGCAGTTAAAGTCGCTGGTCAAATCCCAGCTACCAGAATTCGTAAGAGAAGAGTACGACACATTCGTACAATTCCTACAAGCATATTATGAATTTCTTGAAACGACTCAGGTAAATTTAAATACGACACGTGATTTAGATAACACATTAGAAAGTTTTGTTAGTTATTTTAAAAATGAGTTAGCTGCTAAACTTCCTTATTCTACTATAGATGAGAGATTTTTATTACAACATATTAAAGATCATTATCGTGCTAAAGGTTCTGAGAACTCATTTAAACTTTTATTCAGGATTCTTTTCAATAAGGAAGTTACACTAGACTATCCATCGAAACAGATGCTACGTGCATCAGATGGTAAATGGAATCAAGATGTATCAGTATTCGTTAGAATCATTCAAGGAAACCCAAACGATATCGTCGGTAAACTTGTTGATGTTGTAACAACTACTAAAATCATTCGTGTCTTAGTTGATCGTCGTCAGTATGTTGAGGTAGAAGTAGATCGTGCAATTCGAATCTCTGATGATGTTTATGAGTTTATCATAGATCGTCGTTTCTTCGGTAATATTTCTGTCGGTGATAGATTACGTTATCGAGATGATGCCAATGGCATTTTCTTTAATGGTACGATCTTAACTACAACAGCTAGCCTTATAATTCAACAACCTGGAACTGGATTTAAAGTAGGTGATTTATATAATGTTAAAAACTTTGATGGTTATGGATCTATATTAAAAGTTTCAGGTGTAACATCAACAGGTGGTATGGCATCTGCTGTTTTTATTAAATATGGTATTGGATATACCACTGACTTTACTACTACAATTTCTTCTACAAGTGGTCAGGATGTAGCTGGTACTGCAGGAACAATTATTCAGCGTGTAGATTCTATAGTTGGTGGGGTTAATACATTAAGTACATTAACCATATCAGAAGGTATGGATGGCTTCTCTGAGAGTGGAACATTCAGTGTGGCAGACTATAACCAACAGGTACCAGCAGATTCTAACTATGCGACTGGACCAGCAATAGATGGAACTTATGCTGGTCTTGTTGTTCGTGAATTTGGTATTAGTTCTGTAGATTCTCAAGCATCTACAACTGAACCAGCTATTCTTAAAGTTACTCTTGGACCACTTGCAAAATATCCAGGTTATTATATTAATAATGATGGATTCTTGGATGATGCAATTTATATCCAAGATAGTCGTTACTATCAATCATACTCTTATGTTATTAAGATTGATGAAGCATTAGACAGTTACAAAACCGCTGTTAAGAATTTAATTCACCCCGCTGGTATGGCAATTTTCGGTGAATATGATATTCGAAATGAATTTAATGTCGGTATTACTTTGGAGTCTATGTTAAAGATTCTAAACGTAACTGTGAACGATTCGTTCATGCTTGGCGATACTACTGGAACATTATTCACTAGAACTGTCCCGTATTTAAATTTATCAAAACCGATTGATGATACTACATTAAATTATGATAATTACGCTGATGGACATTCTGTAACTATAACAGAAATTGGATATGCGAGTGATTTAACGAGAACACTTCCGTATCTTGATTTATCAAAACCAATTAATAGTACTACATTAAATTATGGTTTAGTCACAGAATCGCAGGATGTAACTCCAAGCGAACTTACATCTACATATGCTGATGCTAGCACTCGTTTGGGTGCAAATATATTTGACTTCTCCAAGAGTTTAAGTCTTGGACACTTTATTAACAATGGAACTACGACAGACGATGAATCTGTTATAATGACTGAAACTGGTTATACTGCAGATCTTGGTAGAACTCTACCAATTTTAAATGTTTCTAAGTTACTTTATAACAACACATTTAACTATGATAATGTATTAGACGATAATACAGCGACTATGACAGAAGTTGATTATGCTGGTATTCTAGGAACCAGACTTGGCATTTCAGCAATTGATAGTAATAAAGTACTAAGTGCTGGACATTATTTACTTGATGGTTCATCTACAGATACTGAAACTGCCACTATGCTGGATACAGATGCCTCAAGCGCATCTGACCTAAATAGAACAAACCCTGCATTCTCTTTAACAACTACCCTAAATAGTCAGTACTACATTGTTGGTACTGCTACATATGCTGGCGATAATAGTATTACTTTACCCACTGGTGGTGAGAGTGGTGTTTTAGATCTTAACCCATATGCTGCAGGAGATTATTTCTTGCATGACGATGGTTTATACGTTGGAGTTCTATATGTTGCAGGGCAAGGATACGGATATCAGACCTTTACTGGGGCTGGTGTATAATAAATCACTCAATAGGAGATTCTTATGAATTTAAACGAACAAGATATAAAAGCAACAGGACATGTAGAAATTGTTGTTACCGATAAACAAGGCAAGATTAAAGAAACACGTAGTGTAAAGAATCTCGTTATGACTGTTGGTAAAGCATATATTGCACAACGTATGACTTCTGGTTCTACGCAGATTATGAACACAATGGCCATTGGTGTTGGAACTACAACCCCAGCTGCTACTCAGACTGCTTTGTCATCTGAGGCTGGTCGTGTTGCGACTTCTTCTTTCTCTGCAGGTGGTACTTCTGGTAATGAAGTTACTGCGACTGCTACATTTCCAGCTGGTACTGGTACTGGATCTATTACTGAAGCGGGAATTTTTAACCCATCTTCAGCTGGTGCAGCTGCTGGTACTATGATGTGTCGTACAACCTTCCCAGTTGTTAGTAAAGCTGCTGGTGATTCTATCGCCATCACATGGAAAGTTACTGTATCCTAAACTAGGAAAATCTAAATGGCATCACTACTGAAATCACCATTACACAATTCGATTGCAGAAGGGTTGTATAATGAACTTCAGAATCGTACATCACGATACTATTATTTCTTAGGAAAATCTCTCAGTTGGACAGATTCGGATACACCTCCACTGCCTATTGATAGTTTTGACTATGAGTTACAAACACGTAACGAAATAATTACAATGAAGGAGATAAAGTCCACAGACGTGGCTTTCGTCATTCTACGCAGAGACTGGATTTCTGGTACAATCTATGATATGTATGATGATCAATATAGTGATGAACTGCAAGGTATTAATTTAATCTCTGGTGGATATGGTTATTCAGATACACCAAGTGTAACTATTACTGGTGGTGGTGGTACAGGTGCTACAGCAACAGCACAACTAACAGATGGATTCGTTACATCAATAATTTTATCTTCTCGTGGCAGAGGTTATACAACTGCTCCAACAGTTAATATTTTAGGTGGTGGTGGAGAAGGTGCTGCTGCACTTGGTGTTATCACTAAAGCACCTTCTGGAACTCAAAAATTAGAAGACACTAACTGTTATGTAATGACAGATGAATACAACGTATATAAATGTCTCGATAACAACAATAATGCGATTTCTACTTACAAACCAATTGGTACTGTTGTAGATCCTGTTATCATGCCAGACGGATATATGTGGAAATATTTGTATAGTATTCCAATTGCATTGCGCAATAAATTCTTGACTGATGTCTATATGCCTGTTGTTAATGCATTAAGATCTCAGTTTTATTCTGATGGCGAAATCCTAAACATAGTTGTTGAGAATGGTGGGCAGAATTATACCACAGCAAGCATTTCAGTTGCTGGTGATGGATATAGAGCATCAGATCCTCTATTACTAACTGGTGTTAATATAACTACTGGAGGTACTGGATATAGTGGTGGAGCCACATGTTTAATGACTCCTCCTTTCAATGGTGCAAATAACTGGGTTGCTAACATAGGTATTCTTCTTGGACAATTGGTGGAGCATGATAATAACATTTATATTGCAACTCTTACTGGCACCACAGCAACTCCTGCCCCATCTCATAAATCTGGAATTGTTGCCAATGGAACTGCAGCACTAAAATATATTGGTTCAAGAGTAACTGGTACACCAATAGTTTCTAGTGGTGTAATAACTGGTGTTACTCTTAATGGTAGTATTTATGATATTACTATGGCGACTTCTGGATCAGGATATACATCTGCTCCAGCTGTAACATTAATTGGTGGAGGTGGTTCTGGATTTGTTGGTTCTTCAATTATGAGTGGTACTTCTGTACAAAGAGTATACATAACTAATTCTGGAATAAATTTTACTAGCGTTCCAACTGTAAGATTTGGAACTTTATTTACAAATTCTACTGTATATACTGTTGGACAACAGGTATACTTTTCAACTAGATTATATACTGTGACTGGTGCAGGAACATCCCATGCATCTACTACACCGAGCCACACTTCTGGAGCAGTTGTTAATGGAACTGCTACATTAACATATGTTGGCTCTCCTGCAACTGGTACTGCTACTCTAAAATATGGTGCTGGTTATTCTACACTACCATCTATATCGTTCTCTCCGATTTCAGGTGGGGCTGGTGGAACAGGTTATTTTGCAGGTATAAAATCTGAAGCCAAACTAATTCCTATATTAAACAATGGACAGATTTATGGTGTGCAGATTGACGATGGTGGTGTTGGATATACATATGCTAACTTAACTGTTACTGGTAATGGTACTCTTGCTTCTCTAACTGCAGATCTATCTCCAGGTGATATTAATACACTTCAAGCGAATACTGAATTGTTGACACCTGATGGTCGTATTATGGCTTACCCAGTTATTTCTGGGGGTTTTGGATACGGTGGTGCTCCTACTGTTACTGTTACTGGTGATGGTACAGGGGCTAGTGCAACAGCTACTGTTGTAAATGGGGCTGTTAAAAAGTTAATTGTTGTTGATTATGGTACTGGTTATCGTTGGGCAAATGTTTCTATAACAGGTTCTGGATATGGAGCATCAGCTAGAGCAGTTCGTGCGCCATATGGTGGCCATGGTAAAGATCCAATTACTGGTATGTTTGCCAATACATTGATGTTTTATACTAATATTTCTAAAGATAAAAATCAAGGATTTGATGTTAATAATGACTTCAGACAACTTGGTATAATTAAAAACCCCAGACAGTTTGGTTCTTATGGAAACCTAAAAAGTGCGCTAGCATCTGCATGCTATGTTGTAACTGCTTCTATGAACACTACATATTTTACACAAGATATGCAAGTAAGACTTGGTACTCTAACTGGACCAAGATTTACAATTGTTGCACTAACAACAACTTCTTGTTTACTTCAATCTATAGATAATGCTGTTCCTGCTGTTGGGTCTGTATTTCTAAATTCTGTGGCACAAACATTTAGTGCAGCTGGTGTCACTACTCCAACGGCAGATAAATACTCAGGACACATCTTGTTTATTGATAATAAACAAGCATTTACTCCTACAGCAGACCAGACTGTTACTTTGAGAACTGTTATAAAATTCTAATAAATAATAGTAACTAACATAAAGAAGAAAAAGAATGCTAGATTTTAATACCGAACCGTATAATGATGATTTCGATGAAGAAAAAAAATTCTATCGAATTTTGTTTCGCCCTTCTTTTGCTGTTCAGGCACGTGAACTAACACAACTCCAGACAATCCTTCAGAATCAGATTACTCGCCATGGCGATAATATTTTCAAACAAGGTGCCATGGTTATACCTGGACAGGTATCTGCTGAAACTATTACTAATACTACAAAAGGTATTGATTATGTTAAACTACAGGCATTGTATAATGGTGTAGCCGTTGCTACATTTATTGATTCTTTGCAGGGTTTAGTTATCACAGGTTCAAGTGGATTAAAAGCACAGGTTATCAAGGCACAACGAGCAGAAGATACAGATCCAACAACTCTTTATGTTCGCTATTTAAATTCTGCAACTGATACTACGCAAAAAGTTTTTGCTGGTAATGAAGTTCTTCATACTGATACTGGTTTTTATTTTCAAGCACAAGCAAGTTCAGCTACAGGTAAAGGATCTTTGGCTACAATTGAGAGAGGTGTCTATTACATTAATGGACATTTTGTTCTTTGCGATACACAAGCAATTACACTAAACAAATATGACCCTTCTCCATCATATCGTGTTGGATTGAATGTATCAGAAAATATCACTACTGCAGAAGATGATGAAACTCTTTTAGATAATGCGCAGAATAGTTATAACTTTGCTGCTCCAGGTGCTCATCGTTACTTTATTGATTTAACACTATCTAAAAGATCTTTGGAGTCAACTGATGATCAGAACTTCGTAGAATTGATTCGTGTAACTGGTGGTGTTGTTAATACCATTGTTAAAGAAACTGCATATAATATAATCTATACTCAGATTCAAAATGAGATGGAAAGAAGAACATTCGATACTAATGGTGATTACACTGTTAATGGATGGTCTGTAGATGTTCGTGAATCACGTAATAATAATCGTGGAGCATGGGCTCAAAATAGTGCATATCTAATTAATGATATTGTTACATATGGTGGTTATACATATACTGCTAAAAATAGTGCATCTTCAGTAACTACTCCTCCAACTCATAATTCTGGCTCAGCATATGATGGTGCAGGTAATAGCGGTGTTAACTGGCAATATGATGAAAATCCAGTATACAATCGTGGTATAAAATTAACTGGTAATGAAGGTGATCTTGCTATCGGTATTGATGCTGGAAGAGCATATGTTTCTGGAGCAGAACTTGAAAATCCTGCTACTGCATACATAACAGTACCAAAGGCTAGAGATTATGATCAAGCGATCGATTCTGTAATAACTCCAGTTGTTGGAAATTATGTTATTGTAACTAACTTAAATTATGTACCAACTATCGATACAGGTACGTTAGTTAATATCTATGACGGTATCACTGGATCTTCTAATCGAGGTAATGCGTCAGCAGTTTCTAATGCACAATTAATCGGAACTGCCCGTGCTCGTTTTATTGAGTGGCACAATATTCTTCCTTATGGATCTACTTCACAATATAAATTAGGTCTATGGGATATCCAGATGAAATCTGGATTTGATTTCAACAGAAATGCTAAGTCTTTCTATACTGTTGGCAGTGGTGTTGGGACTTCTTTCTCAGCCGACATACAACCAGCATTAGTTAATTTAACTGGTTCAGTTACTGCAGTTGCAACTAATACTGTAACTGGTGTTGGGACTTCTTTCCTAACAGATTTAAAAGTTGGTGATTACATCCTTATTAACGATTCTCTGTATAGAAGAATCTCAGCCATTACTTCTCAAAATTCTTTAACAGTTGATAGCTCAATATCATCAGTGACTGGTGTAAAATATCAACTAGTAACAACTGTTCTACAAGAAGCCATAGCAAATAATTTAGTGTTCCCTCTTGCATATAGTTCTGTTCGTTCTATGAGAACATCTGGCAATAGTGGAGTTAACAATTTAAACTATACAGCTTATGTTAAGTTTAATAGTGTAAATACTGCTACTACTACTCTTGCATTAAATACATCAGGTAATTTTGCTTCTGCTGCAGATAATGATAGTTATCTTGTAGTTAAAGATTCTGATGGATCTGTTGTGAACATCACAGCATCTAATATTAGTGGTACTGGTACTTCTAACGTAAGTATCACTGTTCCGACATCTGGAACATATACTGTAATTGCTGCAGTTATTCGTTCTGGATCTGGTTTCGAAAAATCAAAAACACTAACACAAGTCACTGAAACATTCATTAGTGCTACTGCTGCTCAACAAGCATCAATCGTTCTAGATAAAGCAGATATATTCAGAATCATAAGCATTAAGATGGCTCCAGGAACTGCCTTTGATAGCACTCCAGGATCTTATACTCAAGATATTTCAGAGAGATATTCTTTCGATAATGGTCAGCGTTTGACACATTATGATTATGGTAAATTAAATTTACTACCATCTTATACTCAACCATCTAATCCAGTTCAAGTTGTATATGAATACTTTGAACATGGTGCTGGTGACTATTTTGATGTTAACTCTTATAGTGGTATTGATTACAAACAGATTCCTGCCAATCTACGAGACTCTATTGATTTTAGACCAAGAGTTGCTAATAAAACAACTGGTAGTGGAGTGAAGAACTTTACTAGCACAGGCTCTTCTATGACTTCTATACCAAAACGTGGTGAATATGTCAAAGCAGATTACAGTTACTATCTTGCTAGAAAAGATAAAATTATTTTAGAGCCAACTGGTAAATTAGTTGATATACAAGGCGTTCCATCTACTGTTCCTGGAGAACCAGTAACACCAGCACTTGGAATGGTATTGTATAATCTATCTCTAGAACCATATACTTTTGGTACTGCATCAACTAATGTGAGCGTTTCAAAAGTTGATAATAAACGCTACACAATGCGTGACATCGGTAAGTTAGAAAATAGAATTAATAATTTAGAGTACTACACATCATTATCTCTGTTGGAATCAGAAACATCTAGTTTAAAAATTCCAGATAGTAATGGTATGGATAGAATGAAGAATGGTTTTGTTGTTGATAACTTCGGTAGCAGTGCTCTTGTAGCTGATCCAAAAACTTCTGATCTTAGCTGTTCTATTGATATGGGGGCTAACTTACTGCGCCCAGCGCACACAATGCATAATGTAGATTTAATCGAACAAGCCTCTACTACTTCTGCAAGAACTAATGCTAATTATCAGCTAACTGGTGATATTATAACTTTACCTTATACTACTACACCTCTGGTCACACAGGCATATGCGTCTAGACTAGAATATGTTAATCCATTTGCCATCTATACATTCTTAGGAAGTGTTCAGATAACCCCAGCATCAGATGATTGGTTTGACACTGACAGAGTACCTGATCTTATTCAGCAGGTAGAGGGGAATTATAATTCTCTTAAGAATATGATAGATTTAAATAATGGTTGGCCAATTTATGGCGCATGGACTACAGATTGGTCTGGAACTCCTCAACATACTGTTACTACTAATAACTACATAAGTGGTAATCTTTTGATGGAAACAACTACTGATTCATGGTCTCAGACTGGTATTAAGTCAAGAAATGGTACTAAAACTTCTATAGTAGCAAAAACAGATTATGAGTCAGTTGGTGACAGAACAGTATCAACTTCTATCGTTCCTTATGTACGATCACGTTTTGTATTAGTTCAATCTAAACAATTAAAGCCATCTACTCGCTTTTATGCTTATTTTAATGAAGTTGATATAAATTCATATTGTACTCCAACGACTAAACTGGTGTATACTCCAACAGGTTCTACTGAAATTCTAAAAGCAGCAAACCATAAACTTTGGAATACTTCAACTAATGTCGGTGGATCTAGCACAGACATTAAAAGAAGAATCGGTACAGACGTACAAGTTTGTTTAACACGTGGTGACGTAATAACAAAATCAGACAATTCTGCATCAGCAGTAGTTGTTGGTAAATATTTAATACATAATGATGATGGTACTACATCTTATGCGCTTGATTTAGTTAATATTATCGGAACATTTAGTTCAGGTAATACATTTACTGGATCTATTAGTAATCAAACAGGAACTGTAGTTTCGGTAACAACTAATACTACATTAACTACAAATCAATCAGGTGAAGTAAACTTCTTGTTTAATATACCAAATACTGAATCTGTTCGTTTCCGTACTGGTAAATCTACATTAAAACTAATGGATTCTGCAACTTCTACAGGAAATTATACTTCTCGTGGAATCGGCACTTATGAAGCCACTGGAACACTTCAAACTGTTCAAGGTATAGTTAATGCTGTTAGAAATTCTACTATTGTTCAAGAACAGATTAATCCTCGTGCTGGTGATCCTAATACTTATGAGGTCGTTAATAGAAATGGTAGTTCTACTTCTACCAGAGTTATTGCTGATTTAACACCAGCATGGACAGATCCACTTGCACAATCATTTTATGTAGAATCAAGAGGTGGTGCATTCTTAACAAGTATTGATTTATTCTTTGCAACTAAATCTGCAAATGTCCCAGTAACTGTACATATTCGTGAGATGGTCAACGGTAATCCGACACATCAGGTTCTTCCATTCAGTAGTGTAACTTTAAATCCAGATTTGGTTAATGCTCCTGTTTCTGGAACTACTGCAGAAGCATCAGGATATACATCTGTTGCTCTGCCTGATGGTAATTCTTATGCAGACTATAACACAGCAACGAAATTCACATTCGAATCTCCTGTCTTTGTAGAAGACAGTAAAGAGTATGCATTTGTTATTCAGTCTGATTCAAATGATTACAGAGTTTGGATTTCTAATATGGGTGATGTCATCCCAGGAACAAGTAGAACTATTTCTGAACAACCATATGCTGGTGTAATGTTCAAATCTCAGAATGCTTCTACATGGACACCAGATCAAAATCAAGATATTAAATTTACAATACATCGTGCTGTATTTGCTACAAATACGGTTGGTGCTATTGTTATGACGAATAATGTTTTACCTCATGACCAATTGAAAAATAACCCAATCCAAACTGTTACTGGATCTAATGTTATTAGAATTTGGCATCCTAATCATGGTATGTCTTCTGGTTCTAGTGTTCAACTTAGTGGATTGACTTCTAATATTAATGGAATCCCAGTCGGTGAAATCAATACGACTAAAGTTATTGCTAACGTAGATGCTCATTGTTATACAATAACTACTAGCACAGTTGCTACTTCTACTGGTTATTCTGGTGGTAACTTACTAAAGGCTTCTAGAAATATTGCATATGATTTAATTAAACCAACTTTGCAGATGCAAACTTTCGGTGAATCATTAGCAAAATTCTCTATGAAAACAACATCAGGAACATCACCTGATGGAGCACAAACATCATATGTTATAGATACTTCTTATTCTCCAGTTGTAGTTGATATTGACAACATTTGGGACAAAACAAGAGTTGTTGCTTCTGAGGTTAATGAAAACACTTATATGAGTGGAGAAAAATCTCTACAATTGTTGTGTCAGATTTCTACTACAAACAATGCAGTTTCTCCTGTTATTGATACTGCTCGTTCTAGTGCAGTATTAGTTTCAAATAAATTAAATTATCCTACTGAATCTAATACAAATGTGGCTTCTTTAGATACAAAAATAATGTTTGCTGGAGCAGCTGGAACTATTACTGGTGTTCCAAATAGTGGTGTGGCAGTAGCAGTTACTGGTGGATCATATAACTATGCTATTACTGGAACTCTATTAACTTTATCAGGCTCTCAATCCTTAACTCAAGGAACACAGTACTATTATGGAAATAAACTTTACCTATGTACTGTAGGAGGAACTGCTAGTGTCAGCGCACCTACTCACACATATGGTGTAGCAACAAATGGCACAGCAACTTTACAGTGGGTTGGAAGTGCATCTTCTATAACTTCTACTAATGCGACTGTTAGAGGATTAATGGCTGGACTTGGAATTGGTAGATATCTAACTACTGGTGGTTCTTCAAACACAGCAAATAATAGTACATGGATAGTTACTGGCTATGGTGATAATGGTACTACTGGAACTGTTTATGTAGATTCTGTTTCTGGGGCTGTATTCACTGCAGAGACAGTTACTTCTTCTGCAATTTATGTTGCAGTCAGAGAATTATTCTACGATGAAATCGCCCCACGTGGAGGAAGTTCGCTAAGTAAGTATGTAACAACACCTATTAAATTTGCGAATTCTTCTAGTTTCGTGAGAATTAAACTTGGAGCTAATTGCCCGAATGAGGCTGATATCAAAGTTTACTATAAGACTTGTCTGGGTGATAGCAAACAGTTAGATACTATTAGATATACGCTAGCCTCCGCTGATAATAATGGAATAATTAAAGTCGACAATGGAAACTATGCATTCTCTGATGTAGACTATACTATGAACAATATGACACCATTCGATACTATTGCGATTAAAATCGTTATGCAGTCCACTAATAGTTCTGCTACTCCAATCATCAAAGACTTTAGGGTTATTGCCTGCGCATAAAATGGATTATTTGAAAGTTCAAGGACATGATGGCTTAGTTAGAGATACCTCTACTGGAGCCATTATAAATACTAATAGAACAGAATATGAAACCTATATGAGCAGAAAAAAGATGGCTGAGCAGAGAGAGTTAGAGATTTCTCAACATACAGAAGACATAAATATATTGAAGAACGAACTGCAAGACATAAAATCTCTTATTTTACAGCTTTTGCACAAAAAAGATTGACTAAGGAAACTTAAATGCCAAATATTACATCCGCATCTATTACGCTAAGATCGACTAAGGGTAGTCCTCTTACGAATACAGAAGTCGATAATAACTTTAATAACTTAAACACAGCCATTGCGACTGGTTTAACTGCAGCCAGCTATACCGCAGCTGATGTTCTAGCCAAACTAGTTACTGTTGATGGTGCTGGATCTGGTCTAGACGCTGACTTACTTGATGGACTGACTACTGCTTCAGCAAATACAGCATCTACTGTTGTTGTTCGTGACGCTTCTGGTAACTTCTCTGCTGGTACTATTACTGCAGCGTTAACTGGCACAGCGACTATCGCTTCCAGCTTGAATTATACAGTGGCTATCTCTGGTGGTGGTACTGGTGCTACTACTGCATCATCTGCTAGATCTAACTTAGGTTTGGCAATCGGCTCTGATGTTCAGGCTTATGATGGTGAACTAGCTGCGTTGGCTTCTACCACTTCTTCAGCAAATGCACTACCTTACTTTACTGGCGCAGGTACTGCTTCTACTACAACTCTTTCTGCATATGGTCGCACTCTTATCGATGATGCAGATGCATCTACTGCTCGTGGTACACTTGGTTTAACGATTGGTTCTGATGTTCAGGCTTATGCGGCAAACTTAGCTGCACTTGCAGGTGTTTCTGGTAATGGTCTTTATATTCGTACTGGTGCAGGTACTGCTGTTAATAGATCAATTGCAGCTGGTTCTGGTATTACTGTCTCCAATGGTGATGGTGTTTCTGGTAATCCAACGATTAATGCAAACGTATTGTCTGTTCAGGGTAATACTGGTAACGTAATCGTTTCAGTTCCTGTTACTTCTGTTCAGGGTAATACTGGTGCGGTTATTGTTTCTAACATTGCTGGTAATGCTGCCACTGCCACCAACGCACATGCTGCACATACTTCTCAGTTCTCACACCATGCTCAGTATACTCCATGGTCTCAGGTTCAAGGTCGTCCACACCACTTATCTCAATTTGCCAACGACTTAGGTAACTATGGTGGTTGGGTTCCACATAATACTAAACATACTAACCCAGATGTCAGCTCTACCATTGGGCGAAATGCTGGTGGTGTAGGAAATTGTGGTAATATCGTATCTAGAAACGTATCGAGAATGCACTTAGATACAAACCACCATTTTGATCCTCACCATCACCACAATAATTGTACCAATTGTAACTGTAACTGTTAATAGGTAATAGGAAAACTATGCAATATATAACTAAACTCCAACATCGTGCTAGATATTTGGGATACCCAAATGCAGTATTACCAAAACATTTCGATGATTCGGTAGGTTTAACTGGTATCACTGATCCTGTAGAATACGATAGAATATCAGCTGCTGCTGACCCAACTATTTTCGAACAGATGGAATTTGATTTTAAGTGGGATTTAAATTTAACTGGTAATATTTTAAAAGCAAAATTTATTAATGTTACCGAAAATAATAGAATTATTAATAATTTTTCTATTGATATGTCATATTTAAGTAATGCAGACGCATGTACTCTTTGGTATATTAAAGATGATATTATTTTAAGTAATATATCCAAAGTACTTGATGCAGATGCAGAAGAACTAACTATAGTAGATACAGATCTAGTTAATTCTTTCGCAAATACTTTACCAACCAAAAATTTTAATATTTATGGAACCCATGGTTTAATAGTATTTTATGTGACTAAAGATAATCCAACTCCTGCTGATATTATCACTTGTATTATTAGACCTATAGTTAGCACAGATACGGACTATAATACAGTTTTACCAGAAATGTTAAGAAATAATATCGAAATTAAACCACTAGGTGATTATAGAGTTACTGTTACAGGTAATTTGACTAAGCATCCTGCTGATCCTACTACATTACTGATTATTGATACACTTTTACCAGAAATAACAGTGACATCTTCAACAGTATCTGGTGATATTGTTACAGTTAATTTTACAACAGATTCGAAAATCAATAACATTTATCTGGTCCAATCTGAAGGTTATTTACCAAAATTAAAAATCCCAGTTACTAATGGAACTGGTTCTTTTAAAGTAGTCACAACTGGTATGGATGCAGGTGATACTATTAAAGTTAAAATGGGTTTTAAATATTGGGTTAACAGAACTGAGTTCACTAAAATATTATAAAATTTATATTTTGAACATATCCTATCGGAGATAAATACTCTGATAGGATAATTTATTTTGAGGGATAGTATGGCAACTTTTGAAATTTCAGCATGGAGTCCAGCAGAAAAGGTTACTAAGAAATTATTTTACAATAGTTCTCTTAGCACATTAAAGTGGGAAGATGGTTCCAATGTTATTGCAGATGTTAGAACACAACCTGATGTTGTTTCTCCTGCAAAGATTGAACATGGTAAAAAAGATTTAAAAACTGTTAAGATTCAACTAGGTCTTTCTTGTAACTTTGAATGTGATTATTGCAATCAAAGATTCGTACCACATGCAGATGAAACTAATCCAAACGATGTAGATCCATTTGTATTGAATATGGACTCATGGTATGAAGGTGGGTCTGATGGATTTGGTAAAGATACAAACTTCGAGTTTTGGGGTGGTGAACCATTTGTTTATTGGAAAACAATGAAGCCTCTTGCAGAAGCACTTAATAAAAAATACCCAAATGCTCGTATGTCAGTAATTACAAATGGTAGTTTATTAGACATAGAAAAAAATGAGTGGTTAGAACGATATAATTTTGGTGTGGCGGTTTCACATGATGGTCCAGGACAACCAGTTCGTGGACCAGATCCTTTAGATGATCCAAAATCTAAAGAAGGTATTATAGATCTTTATAAAAGACTTGCACCAAAGCGTATGTTTAGTTTTAATTCTATGATTAACTCTAAGAATACTAGTCGTGCTGAGATTGAAAAATTCTTCTTCAATTTTGTTGATACTGAAATCGGTGAGAAATATAAACAGTTCTTAACAATAGGCGAAGGTGCTTTCGTTGATGCTTATGATGAGGGTGGATTAGCAAATTCTTTAGTTGATGGTGAAGAAGATATTTCTTATAGAAATCAAGCATTAGAAGAATTGCGTGCTGGTAAGGTAACAAGATTTGATGTTATCGGGCAGAAAGTCGGTGGGTTTATTGACTCATTAGCGAATGGTGTTAGAATCGAATCACTACCCCAAAAGTGTGGTATGGATAAATCTAATTCTATTGCTCTTGACTTAAATGGTAATGTTTTAACCTGCCAAAATGTAAGTCCAGTTTCTACAAATCCCGCAGGTATATCTCATAAACTTGGACATATATCTGATCTTTCTTCAACTAGATTAGATTCAGCTACTCATTGGAGTGATAGAAAAGAATGCCCAAACTGCCCAGTAGTACATATTTGCAAGGGTGCTTGTATGTTTCTTTCTGGTCCACTATGGGATGCTTCTTGTGATAATGCATTTAGTGATAATATCATCCCATTTTGTATCGCAATTGAAGAGATAACAGGATGTATCCCTGAGTATATCGAGGGTCCATTAAGAGAAGATCGTAAAGATATTTTCTGGTGGGTTAAGGGTAAACCAGAAAAGGTTAGAAAACCTAAAAAGATTATACCGATTGTGATGGCATCATGAGTAGTTTCTTTAAAGGATACGTATTAGAGATTAATCAATTCCCTAGAATTGTAGGAAACATTGGAACTATCGAACACTATACAGTCAAAGAAGTATTTGAATTTGATAGTGATACTAAAGAATATGGGTACAGAGATAGCCTAATTCCACTACAATCTGTTATAAATAAAGATGAGATTGACCTAAATACAATTAAAGATCTTATAAATAATAAGGTGGCTTTCTTGAGAAGAACCTTAAATTTTCAGAACCAAACACAAGTCTGGTCTTTTGATACCAGCAAATTAGGAGAACTAAAAAATGACAGTTAAAAATGTAAAATGGGTTATCGCTCATGAGCCTATTGGTTTATTTTTGAAGGTAGCCGAAGCATTTTCCAAAGAAGTTAACGAAAGAACTAATGGGAAATTTAATGTTGAGATTCTCTCATTGACTGAGTATTCTCAAAAGTACAATTTCGGTAAACAACTAACAAAACGATCTATGATGGATTTAGTTGGTTCTGGACAAGTTGAGATGGGTCACATCTATACAACTTGGCTCGCAGATATCAATCCAGATCTTAATGTTTTAGATTTACCATTCTTGTTTAGAGATCACGATCATGCTGATGCTATTCTTGATGGTCCAATCGGTGCTGATTTGTTAGCTGGTGTTGAGAAGAACTCTCAGATCAAAGCAATGGCATTTACATATTCTGGTGGATATCGTGTGGTTCCTGCTAATTTTAAAGCAGATACGATTGAATCTTGGAAAGGTAAAAAAGTTAGAATTAGTTCTAGCCCAGTTGCCCAAGCAACTTTCGAAACACTCGGTGCAATTGCAAATCCTAATATCGAATTAGAACAAATGAATGAACAAGCCGATCGTGGAAACATCGATGCAGGTGAATCAACTTATGTTCGCATTTTCCCACTACAGCAAAACAAATCTTTCAAGTATGTTAATGATACTGCACACAGTTTGTTCTTGACTTCTATTATTGTCAATGAGGCTTTCTTCAATCAGTTTGACGATGAAACTAAACAGATCATGTCTGAAGCAGCATTTAATGCAGCAAAGGCAGAACGTAAAGAATCTGTTGCAGATATTCCAAATATTTTAGATCAATGTAAAGCTGAAAAAGTTGAAGTTATCTCTATGTCTAAATCTGAACAGAAAAAGATGCAAGATCTATTGACCCCTCTCCATGATAGATTTGAGGCTTCCTTTAGTGATGGATTAGTCAAGAGCATTAAGTCTCATTAATCTAAACTAAATATATTATACAGGGGATGTTTAGCATCCCCTTTTTATTTTATGGAAAATATAATGAAACCTAGAATTTTATATTATAACAAAAAACAAGCACCTTTCTTAATTAATAGAGATGCTTCTTCAATGTCACCATTTTTATCTAAAACGTATACATATAAAATTTTTAATTCATATGAGACACTTGGATTAAATAAACATAATATGGTATATGATAGATCTGGTTCTGTACCACATTATTTAAATATTGCAGAAGATGCCCACCCAATACCAGAGGTGGGTATTTCTTTTAATAAATCATTTTATCAAGCATGTGAAGAACGTGCAAAGCACCTCCTAAGTCTTAATAAAGTAGTACATGTACTTTGGTCTGGTGGAATTGATAGCACTTTTGTTTTATTCATGTTAAAGAAATTCTCCAACGATCCCGATCAGGTTAGAGTTTGGGGTACATTAAATTCTATCTTAGAATCTGGTGATATGTTTGATAGAAGATTAAAGAATGAATTTCCTTACACTATCCTAGAACCAACAGATAATGAGTTTTCCTTTAATGTAAATGAATGTATTTTTGTCAGTGGGATGGGTGGGAATCAGTTATTTGGACCAACAGATGATATGTTCGCCACTGGTGGAACTGCTATGTTCCACCACACTCTTGGTACTCCAGAAACTATATACGAATCTTACGAGAATAACATAGACCCTAAACTATTAGAATTTCTGGATCCAATGATAAAGAATTCTTATAGGAAAATTGAAACAGTCGCCGATCTAAGATGGTATTGTATTTTTAATCTAGACTGGTACACTGGCTTATATGAACATAGAACAATGCTTCAGATAGAAAAGACTAAAAAGATGCATGCGTTTTTTGATTCTGACGATCTACAACGCTGGGCTATGACTACTAAAGAACCATTCACCAAAGTTCGTGGGAATGCCAATACACATCGTTGGCAAATGAGGCAAATTCTGTCCGAAGAATTCGGAGAACGAGATTATGCTTTAAACAAATCAAAGAAAATATCAAACCTAAACGTCCAACGTCCTCAGTGGCTATTTTTACTAGACGATTTCCATAATGTCCTGATCGACTAAGTTGCAAATACAAAAATCCCTCGCTTATAAATAAAGAGGTAAAAGCAATTTAGGATCAGAAAATGGCGACTGTTAGTAATCTATTCGTTGACGCTGGGGCTAACTACAGCAATATAATTACTGTATCCGCATCCAATGGTCAAGCACTCGATTTGACTGGATATACTGTGGCTTCTCAAATGAGAAAGTCATATCAGTCCAGCACATCCTATAATTTCACATCAAGTATATACTTAGCAGCTTCTGGTAAGGTTAGACTTCAATTAACAGATGTACAATCTGCTAGTATTCCAGCTGGACGCTGGCTTTATGATGTAGAGATAACTTCTCCATCTGGTACAAAAACCAGAGTAGTCGAGGGAGTTGTCACAGTTAACCCACAAATTACACAGATTTAATTATGACAGATACAATAGCAATTGTTACCCCAGATGAAGCGTTAACTGTTGCAGTTTCCGAAGGTGTTCTTACACTTTCACAATCAAACTTAGCTGCACCAGCTGTAGTCGAATCTATGTCAAACATCGCCGATGTCGATGTTACTACGAATGGTAAGTTAAATGGATCGCTTTTAGTATACAGAACAATAACAAATAAATGGACTGCTTCTACTACGCTTGATGCGCAGAATTTAGAAGGTGGCGAATTTTAATCGGAGAATAAAAGATGGCATCAATAATTAGAATAAAACGCTCATCGGTTTCAGGGAATCCAGCTACACTGGGTGCTGGTGAATTAGCGTATTCAGCACTTAATGGGGCTGGTGGTAATCGTCTATACATTGGTATGGGCACAGAGACCTCAGGTAATGCTGCTAACCACTTAGTAATCGGTGGTACTTACTACACTGGTTTAATTGACGCATCAGTTGCTGGCACATTAACTACTAGTGCATCCTCAATTCCAGTTCTTTCTGCAACTGGTACGATCGATACTTGGAAAGTTGGTAATACTCAATTAACTGGTAACACATTATCATCTACTGACACCAATGGTAACATTAACCTTACACCAAATGGTACTGGTAAATTAGTTCTTAATAATCCGTACATTAATGGTACGACTGATACTCTTGCTGAGTATATCTTTGATACAGTTGGTGGAGCAGTAACTGCTGGTACAGGTATTACTGTAACACCAAGTGATGTTGGTAATACTACTACCATTTCAATAACTAATACTGCGGTAACTCCTGGAACTTATGGCTCTGCTACTTCGATTCCAACATTCACTGTTAATCAACAAGGTCAATTAACTGCTGCAGGTAGTGCTTCTTTAGCAACTACTTTAAATATCGCTGGTGATACTGGTACGTCAGCATTTGCTCTACTAACAGACACCATGACTTTTGTTGGTGGTACTGGTATTACTTCTGTTGTCGCAAAAGTTGGTGCTGCTACTAGTGTAACTTTTGATATTGATTCAACTGTTACTACTTTAACTGGTACTCAGACACTTACTAATAAGACTTTAACTAGCCCAATAATCAATGGTGCAACCATTGGTGCTACAGGTGCTACATTTAATGGTTCTACTTCTGGTACAATTACTGTACTTGCATCAGCTGTTGCTGGAACAAATTCATTAACTCTACCAGCTGCAACTGATACTTTAGTCGGTAAAGCAACAACTGATACACTTACTAACAAGTCTATCAACTTAGCAAACAATACACTAACTACTACTTCTGCTCAGTTAGCAACTGCTATCTCTGATGAGACTGGTACTGGTGTTGTTGTATTCTCTAATACTCCAACTCTTGTTACTCCTATTCTTGGTGTTGCTTCTGCTACTTCTATTAATAAAGTAGCAATTACTGCTCCTGCCACTGGTTCTACTTTAACTATTGCTGATGGTAAAACCTTTACTGCAAGCAATACTTTAACTCTAACTGGTACTGATACTTCATCTATTGCTTTCGGTGCTGGTGGTACTGTTGCTTATGTAGCAAACAAACTAAGCGTATTTGCTGCCACTACTTCTGCTGAACTTGCTGGCGTTATCTCTGATGAGACTGGTACTGGTGTTCTAGTATTCTCTAACAGCCCAACTCTAGTTACTCCAACTCTTGGTGCTGCTTTAGCAACTAGCATTACTGCCACTTCTGGCAATATGACTGTTAATGCTGCAGCTGGTAATAACAGTGTAAACTTAGTTGCAACTGGTACTGGTACTGTTGACGTTGCCAACAAGCGTATTACTTCTGTTGCTGAGCCTACTCAGTCTAGCGATGCTGCTACTAAGAACTACGTTGATGCTGTTAAGACTGGTCTAAAAGTTAAAGATGCTGTTCGTGCTGCAACTACTGCAAACCTAGCTGCAACATATGCTAACGGATCTTCTGGTGTTGGTGCTACATTAACTAACTCTGGATCTCAAGCTGCCTTTACAATTGATTCGATCGTATTAACTGCTGGACAACGAGTTCTTGTTAAAGATCAATCAACTGCCTTCCAAAATGGTATCTATACAGTAACAACTGTTGGTACTGTTTCTACAAACTGGGTTCTTACTCGTGCTATTGACAATGATAGTAATGTCACTGTTCTAGAAGTTGAAGGTGGAGATTTCTGTTTCGTTCAAGAAGGTACAGTAAACGCTGATAATGGTTTCGTTGTAACTACTAATGGATCTATTACAATTGGTACTACTGGAATTGACTATGTTCAATTCTCTGGTGCTGGACAAGTTATCGCTGGTGATGGTTTAACTAAGACTGGCAATACTCTAAACGCAGTTGGTACTAATAACCGTATCTCTATTTCTGCTGATGCGATTGACATCTCTTCAAGTTATGTTGGTCAAGCAACTATTACTACTCTTGGTACTATCGCAACTGGTACTTGGCAAGGTACTATCGTTGGTTCAACTTATGGTGGTACTGGTGTTAATAATGGATCTAGCACTATTACACTTGGTGGTAGTTTAAGCACTATCGGTGCGTTTACTACTGCGTTAACTGCAACTGCTAATACTACATTAACACTACCTGTTACTGGCACTCTTGCTACACTAGCTGGTACTGAAACATTTACTAACAAAACTTTAACTGCTCCAGTTATCGCAACTATTGTTAATACTGGTACTTTAACACTACCAACTTCAACTGATACTTTAGTTGGTCGTGCCACTACTGATACACTTACTAATAAAACAATCACTGGTGCGATAATCACTACTGGTAGTATTAACAATACTCCAATCGGTGCCACTACTACAAACACTGGTGCGTTCACTACATTAAATGCAAGTGGTACTATTACTGCTCAAGGTAATATTACTGGTGCTGGTGCTGGTACTTCTACTCTCGATGGATTCAATATCGATGGTGGTACGTACTAACTAAATATAGTATAATACTGGGGATTCTTATCCCCAGATAACCTTTTTAGGAAGATGAATGAGTAATCAAATCATACTCAAGAAATCATCTGTTGGAGCAAAAGTTCCAGTTGCAGGTGATTTGGCATACGGTGAATTGGCATTAAACTATGCTGATGGTAAACTGTATTTCAAAAACTCTTCCAATGCAATTCAATCGTTCTCAAACGATTCGAATAATGCATCAAATGTTACCTTAACTGGTACACAAACCCTAACAAACAAAACAATCGCTTTTGGTAGTAATACTATTAGTGGAACAACAGCACAGTTTAATACAGCATTAACTGATGGCGATTTTGCTACGTTAGCTGGCACTGAAACCCTAACAAATAAAACTTTAACATCTCCAAGTCTTAGTGGTACAGTTGCATTAACTTCTACTACGCTACTTTCTATTAATGGTAGTACTGGAAGTTCTGGACAATTCCTTGCACGTGGACCAACTGGTCTTACTTGGACAGCAGCACCCAGTCCAGCACTATCAACATTAAGTGATGTTGCGATTAGTGGACCAACAGCACAACAAGTTTTAACATATACAGGTTCCGCATGGATTAACGCTGATTCAAATGCAGTTGTTGCTTCTGCGGTTTTTGCCACTTCTCAATCAGATCTTGGATACGTCTATGATGGTAACGTAACTATCACAGAAGAGTTAGGTACAATTACTGAAATTGCCAACAGTATTTACGATTTGGGTGTACTAAGTTTTACAGGTATTATCTCATTAAACAACATAGACCAATCGATCAAATCAGATTATCTTGGTTACTCTATTATTTTCGGATTCTAAGGATATACAATGGCACGTCAGTTAATTGAAAAATACATCTTCTCTCCAAATGCAGCAGGATATGGTACAGTAAAATTTCCTGGTAAAGTTGATTTAACTCAACTTTTGATTATTGCAAATAAAACTCAACAAACAAACGTCTATGCGATTGGTGACCCTACTAAGAATGGTACAATCGTATATGATCCAGATGATGTTACTTTTATGGGTAGCACAGCACAGTATTCTGAACAGGTTGGTGCAAGTACTGTAACATTCGCAGCTGATACTGCTTCAATGTTATCTACTGATAAAATTGCTATCTATACTGATGCGCCAAAACAAATTGGTAACATCGTTCGTCCTTACGCATTCGGTGTTGATGCTATTGAACGCCAGAGGGTGGCAATGCCCCAAGCGTTAATTGACGCTGACTTTGAGTATGGATTACAACCAACTAAATGGCAGAACTATTCTGACATTCGTGGTATTCCAGGTATTTACGAAAAACCTGGACTTGACTTGTTCATGACTAACATTACTTCAGATGGTGGTAATCCATCTGTTATGACAGTTACATGTTCACAGGCGCATGGACTTTCTGTGGCTCAGCCAGTTATTATCTTCGGTACTGCTGGTGTATCAAATGCTGCTCGTGCTGAAGGTGCTTTCGTTGTAACAGCTGTGCCAACTTCTACTACCTTTACATTCTTTGCTAAAGGTATTGTTGGAACTAATGGATCTTCTATTTGGAATCAGTCTACATATGCTCGTCGTGGTGGCTTTTATGCTGGTGCTGGTCTACCAATCACTGGATATGTTTCTAATGCAGCATCTCCTTCTATCATTACTGTAACATGTTCTGCCAACCATGGTTTAGTGGCTGGTGCTCCAATCGTTAACATTGTTACTTCTTCTGGAGTATATCATGACCTAATGGGTGGTAACTTCTTCGTTGAATCAGTTCCCACTGGAAATACATTTACATTTACTGCTCGAGTTGGTGGAGCAGTAGCAAATGCGTCTATCGTAGCTACAACATATACTCGTTCTGATGCTTATGTTCAACACAGACCATTCGATGGTGGTGTTAACATTGGTACATTCTTACCGTCTCATGGTGCATCTGTTTCTCGTCAAACTAAAAAATATATGCGTTACCAATCTGGTAAAGGTATGCTCTGGACTTCAGGTGTTCTGTTTAATCCAGTTATGAACTTAGACCAAATTTCTGCAGCAGCAACTTCTGTTGGTTCATTAATTACAGTATCCACTGAAATTGACCATGGTCTACAGGCTGGCGCAACTATTCAAATTGCTGGTGTTGTTACTTCTGGTTATAATGGTACATATGGTGTAGGAACTATTGTTAATGAATCGTCATTTACAGTTAATGCTATTCAGACTCTTGGTTCTACTTCTGCTGTTATTACTAATCTACCACGTGTTACTGTTAAAAATTGGATTGGTGCTTCTACTCGATGCGGTCCATTTGATGATCAAAATGGATTATTCTGGGAATTTGATGGTCAAGAATTAGCAGTCGTTAAGAGATCTGCGACTTATCAGTTATCAGGATTCGTTGCTGTAACTGCTGGTTCACAATCTGTTGCTGGAACTAACTGTCGTTTTACTCAACAATTAAAAGTTGGTGATTCTATCGTTATTCGTGGTATGACATATCGTGTTGGTTCTATTACTGATGATAACACTATGTCTATCAATCCAGAATACCGTGGTGTTAATAATTCATCTGGTATTAAAATTGCTCACGTAATTGATACTCGCATTCCACAATCACAATTTAATTTTGATAAGATCGATGGTACTGGTATCTCTGGTTACAATATTAACCTAAACAAAATGCAGATGTTGGGGATTTCATTCTCATGGTATGGTGCTGGTTTTATTGACTTTATAGTTCGTGGTGGTGATGGTAATATGATTCAAGTTCATCGCATGAAACAGAATAACGTAAATGATGAAGCATATATGCGCACAGGTAATACTACTGTTCGTTATCAAGCGATTAACGAATCTGCTAGAGATCGTTTGGCTGCAACTATGACAAACAGTCAAACAAGCATGACATTAGTAGATGCATCAAGATTTCCATCTACTGGTGGCATTGTATTAGTTGATAGTGAATACATTTCATTTACTGGTAAAGCAGGTAATGTATTAACTGGACTAACTCGAGCAGCAACATTCTCTATGTTCGTTGGTGGATCTACTAAAACATTCTCTGGTGGTGCAGCTGCAGTTCATGCTGTTGGTAATGGATTTAACTCAGTGACTCTTATTAGTTGCACTTGCTCTCCAATTATCAATCACTGGGGTTCTTCATATATTATGGATGGTAACTTTGATACAGATCGTGGTTATTATTTTAACTACGCTGCAACTGGAATTGCATTAACATCTGGTCAAACTAAAACTGCATTCTTCTTAAGACTTGCACCGTCCGTATCAAACTCAATTGCTGGTCAATTTGGAGATCGAGATCTTATTAATCGTTCACAATTATTACTACAGCAATTACAAATTCAATCAGATCAGTCAGTACAGGTTTACGGCATTTTAAATCCAGGTAATATTGATGCGTCATCATTAACTTGGACAGCGGTTAATACTACTGCTCTTGGTTCTCAACCTTCGTTCGCTCAAGTTTCTACAAGTAGTTCAACTACTGCATCTCCAGGAGAACAAAACTTTAGTACGTTGGGTCAACCAGCTGGATTTGCGCAGATTGACTTATCAAACCTTAAAGAATTAACAAACTCAGCAATTGGTGGTTACTCAAATTATCCAGATGGTCCAGACGTCTTAGCAGTTGTTGTTAAAAATCTAACTACCAATACTGCTACTGCCAATATTAACCTATTCTGGTCAGAAGCACAAGCCTAAATATATCGAATTAGAGGAAAACTATGTCAACACAAGTACAATTTAGACGAGGTACAACTACACAAAATAATGCGTTCACTGGAGCGCAGGGTGAATTGTCTGTTGACACCGATCTTAAAACGATTCGTCTACACGATGGAACTACCGCAGGTGGTGGTTCCACTATGCTTAATAACATCTCTGCACAAACTGCTTTAAATAAAACATTTAGTACTGGTTCTGTTTGGCAGGGTAATGCTGTTGGTTTAGGTTATGGTGGTACAGGTTCTGCTCTCAGCCCAGCAGCTGGTGCTGTTCTGTATTCTACTGCCAGTGGTCTTGCTCTTTCTGCAGCTGGTACTTCTGGTCAAATTCTAGTTTCTGGTGGTGCTGGTGCTCCGACATTCGTTGCTGCTTCTTCTATCGCAGCTGGTACTTCTACTACAGCTGCTACTGCTACTAACATCGCTGGCGGTTCTGCTGGTCAGTTAGTTATTCAAGCAGATACAAGTTTATCTACATTCATTACTGCTGGTGCATCAGGTACATTCTTGCGCTCTGCTGGTGCTGGTTATGCACCTACTTGGGCGACTGCAGACGTAACAATTGGTTCTACTGTTATTGCTCTGGGTAGTTCTTCTACTAGTTTAGCTGGTATGAATATTATTGCAGCTACTGGTACTAGCCATTGGACACTTCCAGTGGGTACAACTGGTAATCGTCCAGTTTCTCCTGCTGCTGGTATGGTTCGTTACAACTCTACAATCACTTCGTTCGAGGGTTATTCATCTGGTGCATGGTCTTCTCTTGGTGGTGTATCTTCTGTAGATAAGTTTACATACATTCAAGCAGAAACTTCTGCCAATGCTTCTAATGGTGATCTAGATTTCTTTGCTGAAGATGCAGCTGGCACTGCTGCCACTCAAGTTGGTCAGTGGAATAGAACTAACCTTAAAGATTATACTGGTACTTTAGTTGGAACACAAACTACTCAGAATGTCTTTAACGCTACTGCAACAACTGTTAATGCTTTTGGCGCAGCGACTACACTTTCTCTTGGTGCTGCAAGTGGTACAGCGACTGTTAATAACTCAACAGTAACATTAGCCAATGCTACTGCTCTTAACATTAATGGTGCGTCTCCAGCAATTGCTACAACTAGTACTACTGCTTCCCTATTCAACTCAACAGTTACTACATTAAATATCGGTGGTGCAGCAACTACTATTTCTATAGGTGCTGCAACTGGCACACTAACAATCAATAATGCAAATACAGTTATTACTGGTAACTTAACTGTAAACGGCACAACTACAACAATTAACTCAACAGTAACTTCTGTTGATGATATTGAATTTGAATTAGGTTCTGTTGCATCTCCAACTAATGTTACTGCCAATGGCGGTGGTATTCGTCTTAAAGGTACTACCGATAAGACTATTACTTGGGATAGCACTAATGCTAACTGGACTTCTAGTGAAAACTGGAATCTTGCTACTGGTAAGACATTTAAGATCAACAACGTATCAGTTCTAACTGCTAATGCTGTTCTTAATGATTCTACTCAAACATCTATTACTGTTGGTGGTTCTGCCACTGCGATTACTCTAGGTGCTAATAGTGGAACATTAACTATTGGTAACCCAACTGTTGTTGGAACACAAACAACACAAAACTTATTTAATACAGTAGCAACTACTTTAAATATTGGTGGTGCATCGACTGCACTAAACTTAGGTGCATCTACAGGTACAGCGACTATCGCTAACCAAACTGTTACATTAAGTAATGCCACTGCATTGAATTTGAATGGCGCTTCTCCTGTAATTGCTACAACTAGTACTACTGCTTCAGTTTTTAACTCATCAGTTACTACTCTCCATATTGGTAGTGCAGCAACTACACTAGCGATTGGTAATGCCACTTCTGCTACCTTGACTCTTCGTCCAGGAACTGTTGTTGGATCTAATACCACTCAGAACTTATATAATACAGTTGCCACTACTTTAAACTTAGGTGGTGCAGCAACTGCACTAAACTTAGGTGCATCTACTGGTACTACAACAGTTAACAATGATTTAACAGTTGCCTCTGGTAAAAAGATAGTAATGACTAACATCTACGATATCGTAGCATTTAGTGGTTCAACTTCTGGAACTGGTGCCACAGCAATAACTACTTTATCTTCTTCTGTGTATCGTTCTGGTAAAGTTGTACTGTCAATCACTAATGGTTCTGTTTATAGAATTATGGAAATGTTGTTTATGCATGATGGTACTACTGTAACATTTAACGAAAACTACACAGTTGCCAATGAAATGCAAAGTGCAACTACTAATACTACATTTAGTGGATCTATCTCTGCTGGAACTTTAACGATCTTTGCTACTTGTTCTTCTGGAACTTCTGCAATAAAAGGTCAAGCAACTTTATTCAAGGTATAATATATGGCAATCCCAACAACTAGAGAAGGTTTAAAACAATACTGTCTCCGTGACTTGGGTGCACCTGTACTCGAAATTAACGTAGATGATGATCAACTAGAAGATCGTATTGATGAATCGTTAGATTATTGGAGACAATATCACTATGATGGTATTGAAGAAATTTATTTAAAACAACTTATACGTGCTTCTGAGATCACTCTAACAGCTAGCGTGGCTGGTACATTTGATACTGGTGAAATAATTACAGGTGTTTCTTCTGGAGCAAAAGCAACAGTTTGTGTAGAATCTCAAAGAAAATCTAATGGAACATTACTATTAGTTAAAAAGGTCACTGGAACATTTACTGCAGGTGAAGCAATTACTGGTTCTGCTGGACATAATGCTACTCTTAGTTCTATCACTCTAAGAGAGTACGATAACAAATACATAATTGTCCCAGATTATGTTTGGGGTATAACAGGTATTCTTAACATTGGGCAAGCATCTTCTTCTAAGAATATGTTCGACTTGCAATACCAGTTGCGTTTAAATGACTTGTATGATTTAACTTCTACATCAATCATTTATTATACAACTGTGATGCAGCATTTAGACTTACTTGATTGGACTCTAAATGGTAAAGCAGATTTTAGATTCAATAGACTCCAAGATCGCATGTACTTAGACATTAACTGGGACTCAGATTTATTTCTTGGTGATTACATAATCATTAAAGGATATCGTGCAATGGATCCTACCACTTGGTCTAAAGTTTGGAACGAGACTTGGCTAAAGAAATATACATCTGCATTGTTTAAGAAACAATGGGGAACAAACCTTAAGAAATTCAAAGGTATTCAACTTCCAGGTGGAGTTGTTTTAGATGGCGATACACTATACCAAGAAGCAATTGCAGAAATACAGATGTTAGAACAAGATTTAATTACCAAGTCTGCGCCACTAAACTTCATAATGGGCTAAAATGTCAACAACAAATGTTTATTTCTCTCAGGGAACTAAAAACGAACAGTTCCTAATTGAGGATTTGATCATAGAATCGTTACGTATTTACGGTAACGAAGTTATGTACATCCCTAGAACTTTGGTTTCTAAGGATAATATTCTTGGTGAAGATCGTCTCTCTCAATTTAAGTCTGCATTTCCTATTGAAATGTACTTCGAGAACGTAGACTCGTTTGCAGGACAAGGTGCTTTTATTCAGAAGTTTGGTTTAATGATTGAACAATCTGCCACTCTGGTATGCGCACGTAGAAGATGGGAACAGTTTGTTGGGCGCTATGGAGTAACTACAATTCCAAGTCGCCCAAACGAAGGTGATTTGATTTACTTCCCACTATCAAAGGGGTTGTTTGAAATCAAATTTGTTCAACATCAAGATCCATTTTATCAACTTGGTAAACTTTATGTTTACAAACTGCAAATTGAATTGTTTCAATATGCTTCTGAGTTTATCGATACTGGTATACCTGCTGTAGATGCATTCGAATCTCTAAAATCATTCACAACTAATACTACCAGAAGTTCTCGTGGTGAGGTTGTTAGTATCACTATGACCAATCTTGGATCTGGATATACTTCTGTTCCGACAGTTTCATTTGTTAGTGGAAGTGGTTCTGGTGCTACTGCTACAGCAATTAGGGGAACCTCTGGAGCAAACCTTAATAAAATTACAGGTGTGACTATTACAAATGGTGGTACTGGTTATCAAAGTGCTCCAGTCGTACAATTTACTGGAGGTGGTGGAATTGGTGCTCAAGCAACTGCTACTATCGAGACTAATATAGACAAAGCAGCAGACTCTTTCGCTGACAATAATTCATTCAAGAAAGAATCTGTTAATGTTATTAATTTTGATGAATCAAATCCATTCGGTGAAATAAACAATGCTTAACGATAACGTATACTATCATGGAATAATTCGAAAAAGCATTGTTGCTTTTGGTCGTTTATTCAGCGACATCTATATTGATCGCAAACAAGGTGACTCTGTTACTGGAACTACACTACAGCGTTTGCAGATTCCTCTTGCCTATGCACCAAAAGAAAAATGGTTAGTTAGAATTGATGGAGATCCAACTTTAGAAAATAACGTAAACACTGTTCTCCCAAGAATGTCTTTTGAGATCACTGGTTACAATTATGATGCTGCTCGTAAGACTAATCGTATGCAGCAGATTAAATCTGGTAATAGTCTTAACAAATCAGTTATGTACACACCAGTCCCATACAACTTAGATATTTCTTTGTATGTGTTAACTAAAACACAAGAAGATGGTCTTCAAATTATCGAACAGATTCTCCCAACATTCACACCAGAGTATACATTAAGTGTTAATGCTGTGCCAGATATGGGTGTTGTTATTGATGTTCCCATTGTATTAAATTCTATTCAAGTACAAGATGAATACGATGGCGATTTTCAAACTAGAAGATCAGTGGTTCATACATTAAATTTCCAAATGAAATTAAACCTATTTGGACCAATGTCAAATCAAGCAGTTATTGGTACTGTGTATGCCAATGTTGGTCAAAATGAAAACTTCGCAAATGCAAATAGAGTTTATACTGCAGAAGGTGATGTTACCACAGCTACTGTAACAACAGAAGACTGGACTTCGAATTTCTAAACATGGCTGAAATTTATAATTCGAATTCGAACTTAAAAGCTGCTGGTGTAACTGTACAATTTACTCCAGAAAATATTCAAGAGTACATTAAGTGTTCTCAAGATTACGTTTACTTTATTGAAAACTATTGCTATATCGTTACACTTGACCATGGTCTTCAGTTGTTTAAACTGTATGAGTGTCAGAAAAATAAACTACATATAATCCATCAGAATCGTCGTGTGATTTTAATGGAAGGTCGTCAGCAGGGTAAGACAACTACATCAGCTGCATACATTTTATGGTATACCTTATTCCAAGCAAACAAAACTGTAGCGATTTTGGCTAACAAAGCTACATCTGCTCGTGAAGTTTTAAATCGTTATCAAACTATGTATGAATTGCTTCCTCAATGGATGCAACAAGGTGTCACTACTTGGAATAAAGGTGATATTGAACTAGAGAATGGATCTAAAGTATTCACTTCAGCAACTTCTGCTTCTGGTATTCGTGGTAAATCTGTTAACTTACTTTATGTTGACGAAGCTGCGATTATCCCAAATCAAGTTGCCGAGGAATTCTTTACATCTGTTTATCCAACGATTTCTGCTGGACAGACTACTAAGATTCTTTTATCTTCTACACCACTCGGCTATAACCATTTCTGGAAGTTTTGGAATGATGCTGAAAATGGTCGCAATGGGTTTACACCATTGTTCATTCCTTATTGGGAAATTCCAGGTCGTGATGATAAGTGGGCAGCTGAACAGAAAGCCATGCTTGGTGAACTTAAATATAACCAAGAGGTTGCTTGTAAATTCCTTGGTTCTAGTTTAACTTTAATCTCTGCAGATGTTATCGCCAAGATGCCAGTCGATCCTATCATCTATACAAAAGATGGATTGGATGTTTATGTTAAGCCACAGGCTGGACATACTTATTGTATGGTCTGTGACGTAGCAAAAGGTGTTGGTGGTGACTATTCAGCATTCCAATTAATAGATATAACAGAAGTTCCATATAGAACAGTCGCAAAATACAGAAAGAATGATATTAGTCCTCTCTTATATCCCAATGTGATATACAAAGTGGGTAAAGAATACAACGAAGCATACGTATTAATAGAAATTAACTCGAGTGAACAGGTCGCCCATATCTTATACTCAGAATTAGAATATGAAAATCTTCTATTCGTTAATCGCCATAATATGGGTCAGTATATCGGTGGAGGATTTGGTGGAGGTAAAACTCAACTAGGTGTCAATACTGATAAAAAGATCAAAAGAATTGGATGTCACAACTTCAAATCATTGATCGAAGAAAACAAGTTACTTGTAACCGATGCAGATACGATTTCTGAAATTTCAACATTTATAGAAATTAAAGGATCATATGCTGCTGATGAAGGATATCACGATGATTTGGTAATGCCTTTGGTGCTCTTTGGATGGGTCACAACTCAGCCGTATTTCAAAGACCTAAATAATGTTAACCTTAGAGAAATTATGTACAAAAAGCAAATACAAGCTATTGAAGAGGAATTGACACCATTCGGATTCTATGACGATGGAAGTCCTGAAAAGGCTCCACTGAATTTTTGAATTGAAAACTTGTAAAAACTAAATAAAATGTAGACAAGAAATTTCTGTCTAAAGTAAAAACTTATTAACAAGGAGAATTACAATGCCTTTCCAATTATCTCCAGGCGTTGCAGTCGTAGAAAAAGATTACACATCGATCGTTCCAGCTGTATCTAGCTCTCGTGGAGCGTTTGCTGGTGCTTTCCAATGGGGTCCAGTTTTGGCTCCTACTCAGGTTAGTTCCGAGAACGAATTAGTTCGTTACTTCGGTAAACCAACTGATGCGAATGCGCAAGCCTTTTTTACTGCAGCGAACTTCCTGTCATACACAAATGCTCTCTTAATTTCTCGTGCAGACGTAACTGCAGCTAGAAATGCAGTTGCTACTCAAACTGGTACAGTTACATCAGTCACTATGGTGACTGGTGGTACTGGTTACGATGCAACTCTTTTACCTGCTGTTACATTTAGCGCACCTCAAATTACAGGTGGTGCAGCTGCAACTGGTACTGCAATTTCTTCTGGTGCTTCTGTTACTGGTGTCACTCTTTCAAATGGTGGTACAGGTTATACTGCAGCAACGCTAACATTTAGTGCGCCTCAAGTTGCGGGCGGTGTTACTGCTACAGGTACTGCTACTATCGTTAGTGGTTCAATTACTGGTATTACTGTTACTAATGGTGGATCTGGTTACACAACTGCCCCAACTATTAACATTACTGCTAATGGTACTAATGCAGCGATCGGTACAGTTTCTCTAGGAACTGCCACTATTACTGGTATCACAGTAACTTCTGCTGGATCTGGTTATACCGCTGCTCCAAATATATCAGTCGCTTTTGCTGGTTCTGATCAGGGAACTGCATGGTCAGCTACTACAGCATTGGCTCAAAATGTTTACGTTTCTTTTGCTGGTAGATTATATACAGTTACAGTAGCTGGAACAACAGGTTCTACTGGTCCATCTCATACAACTGGTAGTGTGGCTAACGGCTCTGCTACGTTATTGTTTGTTAGTACTGCTGCTGCCGCAACTGCAGCTATTACTGTCGGTGGTTTAAAGATCAATAACAATAATGATTACTTGGCTGCTTATGGTAGTGGACAAGCTGTTGTTGGTGAATTTGCTGCACGTTGCCCTGGAACTTTAGGAAACTCACTATTAGTTTCTCTGGCTGACTCTGCATCTTTTGCTGGTTGGACTTATGCAGCAAATTTTGATGCTGCTCCTTCTACTTCAACATATGCAGCAAACAATAATGCTTCTTTAGATGAAGTTCATATTGTTGTTATTGATCAACTTGGTTACTTCACTGGAGTTCCAGGTTATGTATTAGAAAAATTTGCGTTTGCTTCTAAAGCATCTGATGCGAAAAAGTCTGATGGTACTAATAACTACTACAAAAATGTAATCAATACAAACTCAGAATATATCTACTGGATGGATCATACAGCATCAGGTACAGATTGGGGAAGTACTGCAGTTGTTGGAGGTGCTTTTGTTACTGTTGGTACAGCTATCACTCGTCAATTGTCTGGTGGTATTGATGGATTGACTGCTACTGCTGGTCAACTACAAACTGCTTATGCATTGTTTGCCGATGATGCTGCTTATGATATCTCATTAGTTATGATGGGTAAAGCAGATGCAGCTACAACTGCTGCTGTTATTGGATCGGTTGCAGAAACTCGTCTTGATTGCGTAGTGTTTGCATCTCCACAGAACACTTCTACTGGTGATCCAATTATTGGTTCTGGTTCTGGTTCTACAAATGCCATCATTGCTTACCGTAATGCACTTCCAAGTACTTCTTATGCAGTACTAGATTCTGGTTGCAAATATCAGTATGATCGCTACAATGACGTATATCGTTGGGTTCCATTGAATGGTGACATTGCTGGTCTATGTGCTCGCACTGATTACCAACAAGATCCATGGTTCTCTCCAGGTGGTCTAAATCGTGGTCAGATTAAGAGTGTTGTTAAATTAGCACACAATCCTACTAAAGCAGATCGTGATCTACTGTACAAAGCTGGTGTAAACCCAGTTGTTACTTTCCCAGGAGAAGGTACAGTTCTATTCGGTGACAAGACTCTCTTGGCTAAACCAAGTGCGTTCGATCGTATTAACGTGCGTCGTTTGTTTATCGTTATGGAAAAGGCGATTGCTACAGCTGCTAAATTCCAGTTGTTTGAATTCAATGATCCTTTCACTCGTGCTCAGTTTAAGAACTTGATCGAGCCATTCCTGCGTGATGTCCAAGGTCGTCGTGGTATTACAGACTTTAGAGTTAAGTGTGATGATTCGAACAACACAGGACAAGTTATTGACGCAAATGAATTTGTTGCTGATATTTTCGTTAAGCCAAATCGTTCTATCAACTACATTACTTTGAACTTTGTTGCTGCTCGCTCTGGAATTAACTTCAGCGAAGTCGGTGCGTAATTCAGAATAAATAAAGAAAAGAACAAAGGAGAATTAAATGGCAAATATTGCTGATTTCAAATCACAGATGATCGGGGGCGGTGCTCGTCCCAATCAGTTTAGAGTTGAATTATCTTTTCCATCATTTGTTACACTTGGTCCAGTAGCTGGTCAGCGTGCACAGTTTTTGTGTAAGGCTGCTCAGTTACCTGCTTCTACTTTAGAGAACATCTCTGTTCTCTTCAAAGGTCGCCCAGTTAACTTTGCTGGTGAGCGTACATTCCAACCATGGACTGTAACAATTTACAACGATACTACTTTCGGTATTCGTAATGCACTAGAACAGTGGCAATCTGGTATCCAGAATTATGACACTACTCTTGGTCGCACAAACCCAACAGACTATCAAGTTGATATGCAAGTGCATCAATTAGATCGTTCTGGTTCTATCATCAAGACTTATAAGTTTGTTGATGCTTATCCTACTAACATTTCTGCTATTGGTTTAGATTACGAACAGCAAAATGCTATTGAACAGTTTGATGTAGAGTTCCAATACAACTTCTTTACATCTGCTACAGGTGCATCTGGTGGCTTTGGAGTTAATGTTTCTATCGACACACCAGTTGGATCTATTCCTCTATAATTTAACCGAAGGTTTATATAATGCAATTTTTTGGCTTCGAGATAAGTCGTAAAAAAGAGAAAGAACTTGGAAGTGTAGTACCTCCGAGTCCTCAAGATGGCGCAACCGTAATAAATACTGGCGTAAATGCTGGTGGTTATTACGGTATGGTCATGGATCTGGATGGGGTCGTTAAGAATGAAAATGATCTTATTCGTCGTTATCGTGAAGTTGCTTCATACAGCGACTGCGATATGGCGATTGAAGATATTATTAATGAAGCAATTGTTACTGATGAACACAAACCATCAGTAGAGATCAACTTAGATGATCTAACTGTTTCAGAAAGTATTAAGAAAAAAATTCGTGAAGAGTTTAGGAATATTTTACGTGTTCTAAAATTTGAAGATTGTGGTCATGACACTTTTAGAACTTGGTATATTGATGGTCGTTTATACTATCATATCTTAATAGATGAGAAGAATTTAAAACAAGGTATTGTTGAATTACGTTACATTGATCCTCGCAAAATTCGTCGTATCAAAAACGTAGTTAAAGAAAAAACACCACAAGGTGTTGAAGTTATAAAGAACATCGAAGAATACTATCTTTATAACGACAAGGGTATTACTGAAAGTACTACTCAGGGTATTAAGTTATCCTTAGATTCAGTAGTCTATGTACCATCAGGTTACTTAGATTCAAATACTGGAATGATGATGTCTTATTTACATAAGGCAATCAAACCAGTAAATCAGTTAAAGATGATTGAGGATTCTCTAGTCATCTATCGTATTAGTCGTGCACCTGAACGCAGAATTTTTTACATTGATGTAGGTAACTTACCTAAAGTAAAAGCTGAACAATATGTTCAGGACATCATGAATAAATTCCGTAACAAGATTGTGTATGATGCCACTACTGGCGAAACTCGTGATGATAGAAAACATCTTTCAATGATGGAAGATTTCTGGATGCCTCGTCGTGAAGGTGGTAAGGGTACTGAAATTACTACACTTCCAGGTGGTCAGAATCTTGGTGAGATTCAAGACATTGAGTATTTCCAAAATAAATTATTCCATGCTTTAAATGTTCCAATTGGTCGTTTACAGGAACAAGCAGGATTTAGTATTGGACGAGCAACTGAGATCTCTCGTGACGAGATTAAGTTTCATAAATTTGTTGGTCGTCTTCGTAAGAAGTTTTCTAATATATTTACTGATGCATTATATGTTCAGTTAGTAGCTAAAAATATTATTCGTCCCGATGAATGGGAAGATTTAAAACATGAAATTAGATATGACTACATCGAAGACAATCATTATTCTGAATTAAAAGATAATGAAATTCTTAATGCTAGACTCGCCACTCTACAATTAGTAGAACCATACATCGGTAAGTTTTATTCTATGGACTGGATTCGTAAAAATATTCTTCAGATGAATGAACAAGAAATGGAAGAGATGAGCAAACAGATGGAATCAGATGGTGAGATTCAGATGCAGCATGCTGAGATGGATGGAACTGTTGCAGCTGCGGCACAAGCAGCACAGCAGAACTTTTTACAGGCAAATGCACCACAAGCAGATGAAGCACCAACTGACCAAGGTAAACAAGATAATCAAGGAGTGAATAAATGAGTGAAACAGTGAAAAATTTAGTAGATGCGATTCAAGCCAAAGATGCAATTGGAACAGAGGCTGCATTTCAAGCAGCAATGGCAGAAAAGATTTCTGCTAGATTAGACAGTATGCGTCAAGACGTTGCACAGAGTATGTTTAAAACTCAAGAGGTAGAAGTATCTACTGAAGAGCCAAACGCAGAAACAGAAGTAGAATAATGCGTTACTACCAATTAACAAAATCTTTAAAGAGATCTGATGTTGTCGAAAGCATCAGATCTTACTCACATCTGATTGAAAGAACATCAGAAAATAAGATTTTGATTAATGGCGTAGAGTCAAAGTATAAAAGTTTGGAAGAAGCAAAAGATTTTATCAAACAAGAATATATCTCGCAAAAATTAGAAGAACAAGTATCAAAAGAATCATACGACGAATTATCAGACGAAAAAGTCGCTAGTATTATCAAAGAATACCATGATGTAAAAGTTACAGATACGTTAATAGAAACATATATTAAACTTGCTTCTTCCAACATTTTTAACGTAGACCCTGTTGTTCAGAATATTCGTTCTTTGAATAAACTTGACAGAATCGTTGAAGGTAAATTACACTACGTGCTTGCTGATGAAACTATTGTTGCAATTAATCAGCAAACGCAAGATCACCTAAATAAGTTATTAGGTAATCAACCAGAGATTATCGAGTACATGAGAGAGTCAAAAGAGAACTTCTGTCATGTGCTTGAACAAATAGAGGAATAACAAATGGCTGTCACCAAGACTATTTTAAAGAACACTAATTTAGAGACTGTTGTCAAAATTAGTGGTACTGCAGCATCTGCTACTATTAGTTTAGCAACTGATTGTTTAGCATCTACACAAGCACTTTCTGGTGGAACACAGACTGTTGACATCATTACTTCTCAAGTAACTGGTCTATTAAATTCTAGTATTACTGTTGTAAGAAACTCACTTCCTGTGTTAGCATTTGCACCAGAACACAATGGTTTGTTTAACTTTGAAGGTAATGGGTACAGAGATACTGTTGGAAATACATCTGATATCGTAGTAACAATCGGAGGTGCAGAAGCCCACATTTATCTCACACTTCGTAAAGTTGGTGGATATGCTACTAAAGTTGAAGAAGCTACTTACGGTGCTTACGAAGATGTTACTCGTGTTGGTGCTTCTACCACAGCAAGTGGTTCTCCAGATAAGGTCTAACTATGAAACTAATTAGAGAAGAAGTTCAAGACACTAAATTTATCGTTGAAGATAAAGGTCTTGGTAAACCAAAACAATACTTCATTGAAGGTATCTTCCTTCAATCAGAACTAGTAAATCGTAATGGTCGTATGTACAAAGAAGGTACAATGGACAAAGAAGTTGGTCGCTATCTTAAAGAAGCCGTTGAAATGAATCGTGCTTATGGCGAACTTGGTCATCCAGATGGTCCAGGTATTAACCTTGATCGTGTATCACACATGATCACTTCACTACGTAAAGAAGGCACAAACTATATTGGTCGTGCTAAGATTTTAGAAACTCCAATGGGTAATATTGCACGTGGTCTATTAGATGGCGGTGCAAATCTTGGAGTATCAAGTAGAGCAATGGGTTCTCTCAAACAAAACAATGAGGGGGTTCAGGTAGTTCAAGATGACTTTATGTTGTCTACAGCTGCAGACATTGTAGCTGATCCATCTGCTCCTGACGCATACGTCAGAGGCATCATGGAGAACAAAGAGTGGATATTTGTCGATGGAAAGTTTGTGGAACAACATATTGAAGAGGTTAAATCCTTTATTAAAAAGACTTCTTCTAGAAATCTAGAGGAAGCAAAGGTGCAGGCTTTCCAACGCTTTCTGAGTAAAATCAGATAAATAATAAATAAATAACAGAACTATCCAGTTAGGAGAACATAGATGTCAATCGAACAAAAAATCGCTGAAATTTTAGCTGAGTCTAAGAAACAGAAATTAGACGAAGCCAAGTTTGCAGGTACTGAAGGTGGCAGCAAATCCACTAAAGAAAATGCTGAAGCTGGCGACCAAGCTGTAATTCGTACAGGTAACCCAGTTCCAAATGGTGGTAACACACCAAACCCAGACAATGCACGTAACAACGTACAAGACGAAAAAGATGCAGAAGATGCACCTACTGGTAAAATGAATCCACACAATGGAGATCAAAAACCAGTTCGCCCAATGAAAGAAGACATTGATGCAATGTTGGGTGATGCAGAACTAACAGAAGAATTTAAAACCAAAGCAGCTACTATTTTTGAAGCAGCTGTATTGGCACGTGTCGCTGAAGAAGCTGCACGTATTCAAGAAGAATTCGAAGCGAAACTTGCTGAGCAAGTTGAGCAGAATATACAGGGAATTGTTGAACAAGTTGATGGATACCTCGGCTATATGGCTGAGCAGTGGATGGCACAAAATGAAATCGCCCTAGAGCAAGGCATGAAATCTGAAATTCTCGAAGGTTTCGTGAATGGTCTGAAAGGACTATTTGAAGAGCACTATATCGATATCCCAGAAGAGCGTTTCGATGTTCTTGGTGAGATGGAAAATAAAATTGCTGAATTAGAATCTAAAATTGACGAGCA